ATGGCAGGGACAGATAGGGATGGCAGGGACAGATAGGGATGGCAGGGACAGATAGGGATGGCAGGGACAGATAGGGATGGCAGGGACAGATAGGGACAGATAGGGATGGCAGGGACAGATAGGGATGGGCGTAACGGCAGGCAAAAGAAAGCCCGCACAATGGCGGGCCTTATGGTTTAGTAGTCGGTAATGTCTATCGGATCCCATCTATTTTAGGCATGGCGATCAGCGGGAATACAGGCTCGCCCACTAAGTCAACGCCTTTCATAGGTCTGAACTTTTTAGTATCGGCCATGTTCACCCCTCCCCATTCTGTTTATCTTCTTTGCAATGGATGGCCATCGCCACCCCCGCCCCGATCACCACTACAACCCCCAGCTTTATCAGCCCCATAAAGCTAAGCTCGGGGAACACCAGCCAAGCGAACATTGGCAAGGCGGCGAGACAAGCAAGGATGGCGGCTTTGCGCTCTTCTGTCATTTGGCGGCCCTCGTATCAAACAGGGCGCGGCCCGCGTCGATCATCGCCGTGCACTCGGAAATGGAAACGCCGTAATGATCGGCCATCGCTTTCGGTGTCAGCCAGTTATTAACCCAGTCAAGGTAAAAGGCGATCAGGTATTCGATGTTTTCTTGCGCTTTCATTCTGCCACCTCGTACGCGGATTCGATGAGCTCACCACAATGAGCGCAATTGATTTCTGATTCCCAATTAATATCGACACCATACGCTTGCCATCCGTCGAAATAATTAAAACCAGTTGAGCGAACAATCAAACTGAAGTTTTCTTTGGTGCACTTATGGCACAAACACTCTGAATCATTCATTACCAAAAATTTCGGGTAGCCACCTACTGAAGAATAAGGGGCGCGAATGAGATCCTTTACTTGCTTAATGATCAGTTTGTTTTCCATGATAAATTATCCTTTCCTCTCGTTAATATGTGTTTGCATTGCTCGCCGCCAAACATGGGACGCCGCAATATATTTCCCTTGTGCCCACAATGCGCGGGCCGTTTGTGCCAGATTGCGGGCAGTCATGATTGGGCCTTTTTCATCTGGACAAACCAGCCGATTGTTTCGCCACGGCGGCGACCCTTGGCAATATAATCGCGCTCAACTTCCAGACCGATCTCCTTGGCGATATTCATCATGGAGTCGATACCGCAAGCACCGTCCAGAGTTACGCGGTTATCCTTTGTCCAGCGCATGCCGTAAAGGCTATCTGTGCGAGGGTTTGCTACTGTCCCGTTTTCATCGGACAAGTAATGGGCGCGGGCTTTGATTGCCTGCAATTCATTCTGGTAATTAGCTTCCAGCCAGTCACCGAACACTGTGCCAACCATGTCATACCCACCACCGATAGTACGGAAACGGCGCCCATCGTTGCGATCATCAAGGCGGCAGATGTTGTAGCCGAAAGTGTCACGACCTTTAGAGGTGGACCAAGACAGGGAGAGCTTGTTGATTTGGCTTTTCATGATTTCGTTTCCTTCTGATTAACTGGCGAACCATTCCGCCGTTTCGATGTAGACAAGATTAATCACTAACGATTCGTTAGTCAAACTCTTTTAAAAACTTTTTCGAAAATAATCAGCCAGCCGGATCCCTTCTTTATAAGGCAAATCCAGATCACCTCATCTAGCACGTCCGTCCCGTGTAACAACCACCTGTAGCCCATCAACCCCGTGCTACAACGCATTTCAGCCCTCCCGCCCCTACTTCAAAACCCCATCCTCTATAAATTTTTCAGGTGATCGGCCATCAAATGTCCGCCGCTTACTTCGGCAACCCAACAGGCTGAAGCCGTGCGCCCAGGGCACCGGCCTTACTTCGGAGACCTCGCCGGTTGAAGGTCAGGCCAACGGTCGTCGTTCTTACTTCGCAGGTCTCGCCGGTTGAAGACCGCCCTGGTGATCACCCGGCAAAAAGAAAGCCCGCACAGTGGCGGGCCTTTGTCTTGCTGGTGGACGGGTTAGAGCGGGTCACCCACCTTGAACTGGAAAATTGGCACAGGCTTTTTGCTATTTACCCTGGGCCAACTGTTCAATATTTTCTAGTTTAGGTTTGCAATATGCCGAATATAACCTTCCATCATTTTCTTTGGCGATCTGCTTTATAACACGCAATTGTTCCATGCAGTCTTCTTTGTTCTGATAAACAATGCCTTCTTTCGGACTAGCAGACTGACCGAACCCATAAGATATAAAAAAGATTAAAACCCACTCAGCCATATCAATCACCTCTCAACTATCACAATGAACTGCTGTATAGGCCCGGAGGTACATCAGCTCGATGAGCGTCCGGGCCAGCTCTTGATCAAACGCCATCACGGTTTCTTGGGCGGCGGTGTCATCCAGCCTGTCCCTTTGCACAACCCGCACGGGATCTTGTTAGGCCCTCGGTACAACCCACCGGGGAAATATGGCCGCACACCGGTACCGTCGCATACACAGCACTCCACTTTACCGGCCGGCCCCTTTTTCGGAACAACCACATCTGCCCCGAAAGCGTCATCCTGCGCCTTCGTTGCACAGGGTTGATACCCCGTGTGAATGGTTACCACCCTGTTCCGCGCCCGCCACCAGTCAAGGGCCCCCGCTACCGCGCCAGAGGCAACAACACCGGCGACCCACCCAACAATAAACCCCGATTCGAACTCAGACATGGCCGTTCTCCTTTGCCCATGCCCACAACACCATGGCGCCGCGAGACAAGTCAGACCCCCACTCACCAACCAGGGCAGGGTGGTTCTTGTTGAACTCCTCCTGCACGAACTGCAGGTTTGTCGAGTTGTTGCTGATCTGCCGCTTGGCGTAGTCCCGCTCTGCGATCACCTTGGCCAACTCTTTCAAAGCGGCGTTCTTGTCGGCCACAGCCATCTGTGCAGCCTCGACCGCGGCTTTAACGGCAGCCTGCACCCGCCCCTCCAAGTCATCCTCATCGAGGTCACCCACCGACAACCGCAAGTCGATCTCCGCCGTCACAGCCGCCCAGCGATCCCGTGTCTCAGGCCCAACACTACCCATGGCGAGCGCCATTGCCTGCTTACCCTCGCGCAGCAGGTCGGCCACGCTCATCTGTTCAACGTTCATAAAGTCTCCTCGACTATCACAAAAACTTCCGGCATTTGATAAACCATGGACTGCGCCAATTCTTCAGCGATCTCGCAATCAATCGCTTCCAATAAGAACGTCGCCACCACGCTCGGCTTCTTGTAGCCGTCTTCCCCGTAATACCGATGCACGCTTACCTTGAAAGGTGTCATTGGCCATCTCCTTCAGACCGACATCTCGGCCATTGTCATAAACAGCACGGCGATCGCCGCACACGCTACCATCAAAATCAGACAACCCCTCATGTAGTCCTCCGCCCCAGGGCAAGCGCCCATAAGTTCTGACCATTATCCGCCCGAGCTGACAACTGGCGGGACACCGCCCTGACATCCGCCGCAGACCCTTTAATGTGGCCGTTGGCTTTCGGGCCCACCAGCCCACGGTTGCGAAACACTCGCCAGTAAATGATGAACACGTTGACCGGCATCTTCAGGGCCGCCGCCAAGTCTCCCCGCTTCATCTTCTCCCATCCCGGCAAGACCACCAGTCGGTCGTATACCTCTTGATGCTTCTTGCGCAGCGGCATGTGTTTGCCCTTGTTCACCGGCACCTGCGGACGTTCGTTGATGTGCCCGTAGGCCCGCATGATGATCACGATCCACTTCATAGAGTCGGGGGTCTTGCCCACCAGCTTAGCCAGCTGCGGCACCGTCAACCCATCGTTCCATCCCTGCACCACCGTGTCGAACTGGTCACCCAGGCGGGCGATACTGTGGTCGGGGATCCGGTGTGCCTGATAAAGCGCTACCCGCACCGTGGACTGACTCATACCGATCTCCGCCATGATCTGCCGAGTCGACAATCCTTTGTCATGCAGGGCCACGATCTTGGCGTCCCGCTTTGCGTTTACAGTTCCCATTCGTCCTCCTCGAAAACAGTGGTCACCCCGCAGCCACACACGACAGCCTTCCCTTTAGCGCTCTCAGGCGGTACCGCCAGCAGGTAAGCGCCGTAGTAGCGCACCACCCGCTCGGCCAGCCGGTCTCGCCGCGCCAGTGAATCACAGCATGCGACGAAAGGCATTGGCCGACCATCCATGTAGGTCAGCGCCAGGTCGAACGTGAAGGCGTCCCCTTCCGCCGTCCAGTAATCCCATCCGCTGTCCTGCACCGCCTTGCAGAAGTCGAATCCGAGCCCGTGAGCGATGGCCCAGTGGTTGAACAAGGCATCGTGGTAGGCCTCACTCAGGCACATGCAGCTATCAGTCGTTCCACAGTGCGTCATCATTGAATCCCTCCTGGACTTGCTTGGCGTACTCCCGGATCTGGGCCACGAAGTCGTCGCGGCCGTGCAGCGGGAAGTGGTAACGGGTCTTGCCGATATGTTGGTCTTGGTAGGCCTCATCGATCGACAGGTCTAGGTTCCATCGGTAGCTGTAATTCTCCCGGCCAGGGTGATCTGCGATCCTCAGTGATCCGAGGCGTGGATGAGTGAACTTGACATAGGTGCTGCCGTAAATACCGGTGTGGTAGATGTAAGCGCCCAGGTCTTCCAGGTCACGCACCAAGCGCTTGGCCAGCTTGGCGATCCGTGCAGCGTTGCGGTTCTTGCCATCCGGGTAAACCGGTGCACCTCGTTTGTAGCGAATGCGTTGTTGATAGCGATCCATGAAACGGTAACTCCTTACTTGGCGATGTTGTCGGGCTGACGTTCACCCGATGAGTTCAAGATAAGGTATAACGATTCGTTAGTCAAACACTTTTTACTTCGACGACACAACAGGCTGATCTGTTTTGCAGGTAGACTGACAGCGGGCCATACGAGGCCTGCAAGGAAGACAGAATGGAGACCAAAGCACGACAGCCGAAACGCACTTGCCCGGCTTGCGGGCATGCTGTGCACGTGGCGAAATCCATCACGCCGAGTCGAGATGATCATCACGTAGAGCGGTTGCAGACACTGAAGTGCAGCAACTGTTCAATGCGAGGGGTACTCACGATAAAGGAGGACATAATCTGGAGTAATCCAGATCTGGTCGAAACGGGACCAAAAGCGGACAAGGCGATCACCGCATAGTGATCGACAGTCATACGATCATGGCGTGGCAATAGTGTCACGCCCTTTTTCTCATGGAGAGATTGTATGACTGATATGACCATGCTGCCGGTCTCCACCGGTGATTCTGGCTGGGGCTCTGGCGGTGCTGCGGCCCTGGGTGCATTCGTTGGTTCCTGGTTCGGCAATGGCTGGGGTCCGGGTGGCCGCGGTGCAGGCGCAGGTGTGGTTGCCGCCGAAGCCCTCTCCACCGCCCCGATCCTGGAAGCGGTGAACAACGTCGGCCTGCAGGTAGTCCAAGGCCAGAACGGCACCAACATGGCGTTGTGTAGCGGGTTGTCCAACGTCTACACCGGCCTGAACGCCGGGATCACTGACCTGGGTTTCCAAACCCTGCAGTCCCAGGCCACCCAGACCAACGCCTTGACCCAAGGCTTCGCCGGTCTGAACACGGCAATCGTGTCCAGTGCTAACGACAACCGCTTCGCCATGCAAGCCAGCATCAACAGCCTTCAGACCCAGATGTCCCAGTGCTGCTGCGAGACTCAGAAGTCGATCGCCGCTGAAGGCGCGGCAACCCGTCAGCTGATCCAGCAGAACCTGATCACTGACCTGCAGACCCAGCTGTGCGACAGCAAGTCCAAGAACGCCCAACTGGAAAGCCAGATCTACCTGGCGGGCAGCCAAGCCGCCCAGACCCAGCAGATCATCCAGACCGTGCTGGCCCACCTGCCTTTAAAGGTGTAACGCCTGCCCCGGCACCAGCTCCGGTTAAGGCGAAGGCCAAACAATAACGATCAGCGGGTGTCCGGAAACGGGCACCCGTTTTTACAGGAGAAGAGCATGAAACGCATTCTGGTTATCCACGGTAAAAAGCATGACAGCTACGCCCGCACCCTGCACGAGATCGAGGAGCGAGCCGAGAAGCCCCCTCTCACGTGGGCCCCGTACATGGGACAGAGGCATGGCCTGTTCGACATCATCGAGATGGAGCACGCCGAGCTCAAAGAGATGCGGGCCAGCGGCACCCACCCGCAGATCATCAAGGAGCTGGTGGACCTGGCCGCCGCTTGTTTGTGCGCCGCGCACAAAATGACCTGCCCAAAAGAGGACAACGATCATGATTAACTTCATAATCAACGTGCTCGCGAACTGGTTCGCGGAGTATTTCCTCTTCAGACCAATGGGATGGATTAACGGATGAACAACCTGATGCAAGGAATGGGTGTCACGCAGCTCAAGCGATCGCCCCCCGACCGCTTCATGGTCAACGGTGCCATATACGCACTGCGCAAGAACGCCGAGGATGGGTCAGTGGTGTTTGACCACGGTCGTGTCGCCCCGTCAGTGCGCAGTAAAGTCCAGGTGTCCAAGGATCTCTGGGCCTACTACGTGGCCGGCACCATGATGCCGCACCCGGGCACCCTCGAAAAGCCGATGGACATCGTCTATATCGGGTTCCACAACATGGACTTCGACCCGATGCTGATGGGCCCCCGCGACGTGATGAACATGCACGTCTACGTGCGGGAGGGCGGCAACTTCGGCGAGGCGTTCGTGCAGGGCTACCTCGGTATCGGCCAGGCACCTGCCGGTCAGCCGGGAGCGAGCGTCGAGCGGGAGCCGGTGCGCCCGTACCCTGTCGAGACAGACACCACCGTGACGCAGGAGGACGAGGATGGAGCAGAGCATGCAGTTGCAAGCAAGCGACCTGCAGCCGCCGCAAGCCCTGCCGACTGATACCCAGTACGGACCGGCGATCGACGTGGCGGATGGTTTGCGAGACAGGGCGGTGTCCATCATCAAGGAAGGGCATAACCCCCAGCAGATCATGCAGTCCGCCATGGCCGACCTGAAGGCCATGGGCAACTTGATGGGCCTGGTCGGGATCATGCAGTCGGGGCAGTTCAACCCCCAGCAGATGGTATTGGCCGAGCGCCTGGCGGTGAAGATCATCGCCTACTGCGCGTTGAGTAAGAAGTGAGAACTGCGGATAGGAAAAAGCCCTCGTAAGAGGGCTTTCTTGTTGCGATGGCATCTTCTGCCGTTTGGCGGCCCTTGTGCGTGGTTTCCAACCGTTGCGGATCACGGCACGTCCACGTCTACCCTTTTCACCTTGATGCAAGCGCCCTGTGTCATCCCGCTGACAGGGTCTGTCGGTAAAGCTCTTTCACCACAACTGAGGTTGCACCGGAGTGGCCCGAGGACTCCAACTTCATGGAAGCCTTGAAAGCCGCGTTGTTTAGAGTGGTAACGCCACCACGCCCAATGCAACCTCAGTTGTGTGCTCGTCGCGCTGTCGTTCGACATGGCTTCGAGCTTACTGGAATGCCACCAGCTTGAGATAGGATCACTCTCCTTTCTATCCTTGTCGGGGATATCCTGTTTGGATGAGGCAAGTATTGCCGCCATGCCGCCGTCGTGTCAACCCCTCAAATAAATAAATAAAACAGTTTGACTAACAGTTCGGAAAGCAATACCTTTACTCCCAACGAAACAGGAGAACGAATATGCCCAACCAAGACCTGCATGACCTGACGGCCCCCATCGAGAGTGACGTGGATGTCACCCCGTCGATGGGCGGACGCCCGGGCAAGCACATGACGGCCATCCTGGGCCTTAGCCCCGGCGAGCTGCACTACATTACCCGCCAACTGGAAGGCACCGTCCGCCTGTGCGACCTGAAGGACGAGCTGTCCAAAGTGCGCTACAACCTCAAATGCACAGCGGGCGGCGCCATCAAGCGTGCGGCCGAGAAGACAGGCCTGCGCTACAACCAATCCACAGGCGAGATGATCACCGGCGACGGCCGCGTGGTGGTCTACTCCCTGATCACCTGCAACCGGAGCGAGCAATGACTGATCAAGAGTACACCATGCGCCGTGACATGCTGCGCGACGCCATCCGCAAGACCCAAGGCGAGCTGGACGGTCTCAAGGAAGAGCTGGCTACCCTGGAGGATACCCACAAGCCGTTTTTCATCCCAGAGCTAAAACTAAGCCCGGATGAGTTCAAGGCCTTTAACCGAGAGTGTTATGTTTTGCGATGCGAACGCGGCATCCCAGAATATCAATACCGAACAGACCTGGACATGAGACTCCGCTTGAAAAACGAAGTGCTAGATAACCATCGCCGTAAAAACGGCCAGCGTAAAATATCAGGCCGCTTGGTATCTGTCATGCCCGACAGCCAACTGGTGGGCCACGCAATAATGAGGTTCGAAAAATGACAGAAGAAGAACGCGCTGAGAAAATCGAGCAATACCGAAAAGCGACAGATCGGGCCAAAAATGTATTGAAGCCCGGTGACAAGATCAGATGCTCTCGCTGCGGCGGCATACGAGCCACTTACCGATTCAGCCACTGGGATGGCTCATCGATCGTCTCGGCATCCGGTATCTCCGACTTGACGGCCATGGGCATCGACAGGCTGAATGGTCAGCCCGTCTCATTCATGTCGGAGGGCCTCGAAAAATGACAGACCAAGCACGAGGCGGCCCGCGTCGCCGCATCAACGCACCACGGAACGCCAGCGAGGCCCACCAGCTGATCGCCCAGCTGAAGACCCAGTTCGGCATCGTTGACATGGAAGACCAGCTGCAGGCCCTGCTGGAGGCCCAGCAAGACCGGCACACCTCCCAGATGGACGCATGGTTGCGCCAGGTGTTCGGCCTGGCGATGTTACAGACCGGTCTGCGGTCACTGGCGATCCGGCAGGACCAGCTCAACGACATCACAGGCCAACCGCGTGTCCGGTTTGCGCAATACCACGACGAAATCCAAGTAACCATCGTTACAGGAGAGTGAGATGAGAAAGAGCTCAATACTACTGGTCGGTCTCGGCACCATGATGGGCACATACTCGTTGTCCAACCAACGGGCATTTGACCCGTTCGGTGTTCGCGAGTTGAGAACTATTCCGAAGTTCTGGCATCCAAGCCCTAAGACGGTGACCGCCGCTGCATTAAAACGGGCAGCCAAGAAACGCCGCAACGTCCGAGCTCGTAGCAAGAAAAAGTGATGTGCATGCCAGTCCTGCTCGGCCTCGACCCGTGCAACCTGACGGCACCAACTGGATGGCTGACGACCGAGCTGTTCGTGCAGATCATGGCAGGCATTGCAATCGCAGGGCTGTTGTCCCTGCTCATACCAGAAGACAAGGACTGACCTATGCAAGAGTTAAGATTCCCAGACAGAGAAGGGATGAGCGACGAGTTTCTTCAGCTGTTTTACCGCGGCGACAAGACGGATATCGGCAAGATGATCGCCGCGATGGACGAAGATGTCCCGGAAGGCGCTGAAGTGGTTTGCCGCCGCGTCAGGGTCGGCCGCAACACCCCGTGCCCTTGCGGTTCAGGCAAGAAGTTCAAAAAGTGCTGCATTTTCAAAGCCAAGAAAATATAAGGACTGACCTATGACCCACGAAGAACAACAGGCTGCCATGAAGCAGTTCCTGGTAGGCCTTGAGAAGTTGACCCGCGAGACGGGGATCGCCATCGGCGGAACCGGCGACATGGGCGCCCCGTGGATGTGTGCGTTGTTACCGAGTGCGCTCGGACCGGAATACGGATACTCATCCTATTTAAACGGGGACGACGTAGCATGGCGTAAAGACGCGGGATCCGATCATGAAGGGCTCAACTCCAAAACCGAACAAGAAAGAGAGGACAACAACGATGACATCTAAACCCACACAACACAGCGTCGCCATCGCGACGGCGATCCGCACGTCCATCAACGGCACGATCGACACACTGCTCGACTCCCTGGGCGTGCAGTCCGAACAGCTGGAACACGCCTTCATGAACGAGCTGGCCCACCTGGACGACACCTATACAGACCAAGAGAACGACGACACCGCGCTTGAGCTGGTGCAGCGGTTCGACAAGGGCTACGCCAAGACCATGGCCAGTATCCAGGCGGCCACCGAGCGACTGATCGAAGCGCGCGCCCACCTTGCACGGATCACCAACACCATCGAGTACCACCCGGCGTTCTCGAAAGATGGCCCCGGCTACATCGCGGCAGACGGCACGGTTGACACCGACCAGATGGTCGTAATGGCTGACAATTTCATCGTAGCGGGCTCGGACTTCAAGCCGGGTACGTTTCAGATAGAACCCAACCCGGTGAAAGTCTCACAATGGAGCGAAGGAGAGAAACCTGGACACCAAGTTTTCTCGCCATCCGTGTACAAACTCGGCCCTATTACAAGTGATAAACACCACCCGGTAAGCTGGGTGGCCATACAAGACATAATTAATGGTCACTGGCCGTTCAGCGAGTATGTGCGCGAGACCAATCTCGAAAAATCCATAATCATATCCAGTTATTGGCAGTGCCCCGCCAGTAAGATCGATGCACGGGCTGTTGCCAATTTAGCCATCGACGGTAAAGGTAACTGGACGTTCGAAATTACAGAACTGTCAGCTAAAGTGGGCGGCGAAAAGATTGATTACCAACCAGTTGAAATGGAGACCGACGATAAAATAATCCTGTCGATCTCCCCATATGACTGTTTTGCACCTGCATCCACAACCAAGGAAAACGACCATGAGTAAACTGTTCGACAAGGCCACCATCTACAGCATGGCAGGCATCACCCGTAACACCGCACAAGACGTGGCCTCCGCCTTGGCGGAAGACCTCACCCCCGCCCAGGTGAACACCTTCAACCCTGACGCCGTCAGCACGGCCCTGAACGCACTCGGCATACCGCTGCGCAACGGCGAGGTCGCGGTAGCCGTGGCCATCATCCTGAACAAGGTACTGGCCACCAAGCCAGCCGCCGACCCCGGCGAGGGCCTATGGCGCTCCTTCGGCTTCACCCAGCCGATCCCGGTGGACGAGGAGATCTACGGCGACAACCCAGCCATGGCTGTCGGCATCGCAGGTGTTGGTGCCGTGCTGCTGTGCGTGGAGATCCGCGAGCGGGTGCTGCCGTCGGCCAGTATCAACGACGCCCTGATCGAGCGGGTCGCCTCCTTTGAAGAGAAGGAAGGCCGCCTTGCGGTGAAGAAGGACATCGCCATGCTCAAGGACGAGATCACCGCTCGCATGCTGAAGACCGCGCCGATCCGCCGCAAGCGTGTGCCGGTGCTGCTGGCCCACGGGCTGTGTGTCATGTTCACCACCAGCTACAAGATGAGCGACGACATCGGCGCCCTGCTGCGCAAGTTGTTCGGCACCTGGCCGGTCACCCCCATCTTCACCGACTCCTTGAACCCCTGGATGCGCGGCTTGATCTACGACGAGAAGTTGCCGCTCGACGAGATGAACGACGACCAGCTGGCCGAGCTGCGCTTCTACCCGGGCGAGAACGCCAAGCTGCGTGACAGGGACGACGACGCGGTGATCACTATCAAGGATGAGACCCTGACGCTGGAAGGCAGCACGGCCCAATTGCTGGTTGACCGGGCCATCGCGGTGGAAGAGATGAGCATCACCTTCTACCCGAAAGGCGCTCTGGAAGAGAACGCCACCAACCGGATCAACCTGAAGGTGCACAAGAGCGGGATCTTCAAGAAGTTCGAGCTGGCAGGCCTGACCGCCGCTGACCTGGACGGCGTGATGGATCGCATGTCCGGCGCAGAGGGCCCTCAGGACAACGAGTTGAGCCTGCGACCTATGGCCAGCCTGTTCATCATCACCAAAGAGCTGAAGACCCTGCTCGACGAGATGATCACGGCGGGCGCCCTGCTGCCCGAGTACGCCGGTTATGGGTTCGTCGGTGAGGACGAGCAACTAGCCGCGCTGGAAGACCAGATCAAACAGGAGCTCGACGGAGACGACGAGTGGGAAGACGACGATGAGCTCTAAACAGGTGTCCCGTCGACGCCAGTGGGCCGACAAGGTCGCCAAGATGGCCATCGGTGACTCGTTCTTCCTGGACGGCAAGAAGCCCAAGGAGGTCATGTTCCTCTACCAAGCGGCCTATGCCGTGGACGCCAAGCTGCAGATCGTGGCGGTTGAGGTGGACGAGGTTTACATGACGGCGGGCACACGCGTAAAGCGGGTGAGTTGACGCAGCGCCACACATGACTTACCCTTCAGCTGTTGTGGGAGAGTAGGTTGGTTTTGACAGCCGGGGGTAACACCCCGGCTTTTTTACGTCTGCAATAAATCGTTTGACTAACGATTCATAAGCGTTTATCTTTACCGTCATCCCACACAACAAAGAGAAACACACCATGCGCCATCCAATCCAACCCTTGGTGACAGACAAGCACGGAGTGATCCGGTTTAAAGAAAACACCATCGTCTCCTATCTCTTGGCCAACGGCGGGATCGATCTGAACCACTTGGCCAGGCGGGATTTCCCGCAGGAAGACAGGGAGCAATTTGCGCAGCGCATCGGATATAGCCTGAGCGGATTTTCGGATCTGAGCTATGTCAGCGATGAGACCTACGACACAGCCGTCAAATCTGCTGAGGCCCAACAATGACCGACACCGCCATTCAACCGATGCGCCCATACCGCCCGGACAAGCTGAAAGACCCCAGCAAGCAGTTCCTGTATATCGTTCCGGCCGACCGCCGCCGAACCATTATCACGGTGACACCGAAGTCTGACCCCGTGCTGCATCGCGTCGCCAAACAGGCGGCCGAGATGGACGACAGCCTGTCACGGGATGCGGTCGAGGTTGACATGCTGATCGGCGGCGGGCCTGCCTGCATCCTTGCCATCCTGCCTGTCGGAGCGCCCCGCAGCACCAGAACATGGGACCACGAAGTCCACTTCACCCGCCGTGTGCTCCACGCTGCCAGAATGGACGACTTGTCCGTCTACCCAACCCCCCGCTACATCGCGCCCGTCTTGGTCTCGGCCAACCCGTGGTTCGGTAACTGGGGAGAGGCGGAGGGCTGCCGCTCACAGGCCGCCATGATGGCCCAGGCCGAGTTCTATCACCGGCAAGGCTGGGACACCATCATCCTCGACCACGATGCCCGCTGGAGCATGAACGGGTGGGGCCTGCAGGCGGTGACACCGGAAGACATTGCACGACTGAAAGAGGACGACGAACTGTGAGCCGAGTATTAATCGCATGTGAGCGTTTCGGGGTTATCCGCGACGCCTTTATCAAAGCGGGGCACGATGCCATGTCCTGCGACTTAGTGGACTCCGCCGTTCCCGGGCCACACTACACCGGTGATGTCCGGGACATATTGGACGACGGCTGGGACTTGATGATCGCCCACCCGGATTGCACCTACCTGTGCAGCTCCGGGCTTCACTGGAACCACCGCGTCCCCGGCCGAGCGCAGCTAACAGAGGAAGCCTTGGACACCATTCAGCCATATGAGTTCGGCGACAATGCCAGTAAGCGGACAGGTCTCTGGTTGAAGAACTTGCCCTTGTTGAAGCCGACCGGGTTCGTCGAGCCACGCTTGGTCTGTCAGGACTGCAAGTCTGTGTTCGCCTATGGACACCACAAATGCCTGAAGTGCGGATCACACCGTTACCTACCGCGCTGGGACAACCAGACAGACAGCGGGCAGAACAAACTTGGCCCCAGTGACGACCGCGCCATGCTGCGAGCCAAGACATACCAAGGCTGGGCCGACGCGATGGCCGACCAGTGGGGGCGTATTTTGAAAGAGGACGATGAACTGTGAACCACAAGACCCAGACACGAGGCGACACCGTCTACTGCAGCCATTGCGGCCGACAGTGGGGGATCAGTGACGAGATCCCGGAGGACTGCTCACTGCCGACACCCGCGTTCGGCCACCTGTACGCCTTCCTCGTCGGCCCACAGACCCCGTACACCAACCCATCCTTGGTGTTTGCCTACGGGCATGACTCAGCTGCCCGAGCGATGACCGTGGTGACAGGGATCCATGAGCATGACCTGACGGTGGCCAGGGCGCCCCAGATGGACAGCTATTGCAAAGTGCGCACCGCCTGTCCCAGCTTCAACCCGGCAGACATTGAGCGGGCCACCCAGTTGTGCGCTGCCGTTCTAACCGACTACTTCCCCGGGGCGACCACTGTGATCTCCCCCTTTAAACATAAGGCAGGTAAACGATGATCCCGCTGCAGTGGGTCACGGCCACATGGTTCATGGGGGCTTGCATGATAATCGGAGCACCAATCGAGATGGCCCTGATCACCGGCGCCGTGGCCTATCTGTTGTCCCCACGCTACAAGACCACCGAAACGGAGAACACAACGATGACACCTGAACAGAAACGGATCGATGAGCTGGAGCGCCGGCTCGCAAAGCAAAACGATACCCTGGAGGCGATCGTCAACGTCGTGGTTTGCCTACACGGTGATGTCCAGAACAGTGATGAATCCAGGTTCTACGTCGACAAGATGCTGGAAAAACTCGATGACATGAAGGAGAACACCCTATGAAATTCGAAGAGCTGCAAGGCAAGCGCGTCGTGTTCAGCGGCGAATGCGTCCCCCTCTCTATCCGCACCAAAGCGTGGCAGGCAGGGGCCCTGATCGGCGTTACTGTCAACAAGGAGACGGACGCGGTGATCACCACCAACACCAATGCCCCCAAGAGCCGCCGCGCCAAAGAGCTCGGCATCCCAGTAATCCCGGCGAGCCAGATGATCTGACACCCGCAACCAACAAGGAAAACCACTATGACCAACGCAACCAACTTACTCGCCCGCCTGCAGGAAGTGTCCTGCGCACCTGCCAATAGCGTCGGCATCCAGATCGACCTCGAAACGTGGGGTAAGAAACCCGGCTGCGCCATCCGCTCTATCGGCGCCAGTCTGTGGGACAACATGACAGGCAAACCGGTTGAACACGACGCGGGCAATAAGTTCTACGTGAATGTCTGCAAGAAGTCGTGCTTCGACAAGGGCCTCACCTTCGACGCCGACACCGTCCGTTGGTGGGATAAGCAGGGTGACGAGGCCAAAGCGGCGCTCGAAGTCGATCAGGTTAGCATAGCCGTAGCATTATCAGAGCTCCGCGCTTGGTATCACAATGTCATCGCCACCCACGGACGACATATCAGCGTGTGGGGCAACGGCAAGGAGTTCGACGTGTCGATCCTGGAGGCATGTTACGCAGCCGTCCACCAGCCAGCACCGTGGCCGTTCTGGGCCAGCGCCGACGTGCGCACCGTCGTCCTGCTTGGCCAGATGCTCGGGATCGACGTGAAGGGCACCAAGCCGTTCAACGGCACCCCGCATTACGCGCTCGACGATTCGCTCCACCAAGGCGGGTACACGGCGGGGACCCTGCACCTGATCAAGCAGGTATTCGATGTCGGCCTTGCCACCCTGAACAACCAGGAGAACAACGACCGTGGCTAAAACCCCCAAGCAGTCCTACACGGCGGCCCTCGCGGCCGTCAAACGCAAGCCGCGCCACCCGCAGGCCAAAGAAATAGGCGATCAATGGCGTTCGCCAGACTGGCTGTACTGGGCCATCAACACCCTGGTCGGCGGGCGCATCAAGCTCGACCTGTTCACTGACGGCCAGAACGCTAAGGCCCCCCACTACTTCACGGCCGAGAGCAACGCCCTGAAACAGGACTGGTCGGCCACGCTCATGGACATTGAGATGGATGAGGGCGGCAAGCCGATGGCCTACGCCAACCCGCCCTACTCGATCGCCCAGGATGAGAACGGTGACCCGCTCACCGGTATGCGCCGGATCATGGCCAAAGCGGCCGAGGAGCGTGACCGCGGTGCTGCGTCTGCGTGGCTGGTCAAGTCAGCTACCAGTGAGAACTGGTGGCCCGCCAAGGCGTTCGACGAGGAAGAGGGCGTGCAGGCAGACGCCATCATCTTCATCAAAGGCCGGATCGCCTTCGAGCCCCCTGTCTGGTACCGCCCGGATGAAGGTGTGACCCCACCTACCTCGGCCGGGTTCGGCGCAGCCATCCTGGTGTTCGACAAGGACATCTTCCCCGACCTGAAGAAGCTGGACGGCAAGTACCTTGGCCGAGCGTGGTTGCAGGCTATAGGTGAGCCGTTGGCGGCAAGTGCAGCGGCCGACCGTGCAGCGTGGATCGAGAGTTTCGACAAGGCAGGTGAGCCCCCTGAGAAAGGCCCGTTCTACTGGGTACACGACGAGAGCTGCAGCTGCGGGGTCGTCGATACATGGGCTGAGCTGGAAGAAATGATGTCAGGTGACCCTTGCTGTGAGCATGTGCCGGAGCACGTCTACGCGGCAAGGAAAGCCGAATATGAGGAGGACGAGCTGTGACAGACCTGAAGACCAAGAACGAAATGAAAACGATGGAGCTGCTTCTACGCGGCGCCATATCTGAACTACCAGTCGACGTCCAAGCAGCGGTTCACGCCATGGCGGACAAACTGGTAGAGGATATGAACAAGAGTGACGGACACATAACGATACTCGCGGTCAATTTGGCCATGAGCCGCTTCACCCAGTCACAATGCTAACCCACCCCACCCGATAACCCTGACCCGCCGAAAGGCGGGTTATTTGTATAAAGTGTTTGACTAACGATTCGTGCGGTATTATCTTTAACCCATCGACACGGACCAAGGAGGTCGACATGCATTACGATGTGTCCATGGTGAAACGGGGAGACTGGCGTATCGGCATCGTGCTCGGCGCCCAGTACACCACACGGGTCGACTCGGCCAACGAGGAGGCCGCCATCAAGGCCGCACAGGTCAAACGGCTACGCTACCAGAAGGAGCGGTATGTCGGCGGGCCGACCGGCAAGGCGAACATCGACCCCACCTGGCAGTATTGTCTGCCCGATGAACTGGTGCCGATGGGCCGACAGGTCGCACAAGCGATGGGCACAACCTATTATGTCGGTGCGCAGTGCAGGCACCACCCACTCAACCATGTGCGGTACACCGCCAATCGAGCCTGTGCTATCTGTCAGGCCGAAGAACAGAAGGGATACAAACGATGAACAAGAAAACCGTAACAGGGCGCACCCCGTCTCAACCAGAGTGGCAGAGTCTGCACGGGACGCCGACACAACAAGAATTGGAGCGCATTGCTGCACGACAGGTCGCCTTTCACCACGCGGTATCCGCGCCATACGGTATAAATGCGGGCGCCGACATCCTTGATTCGGCCGAGCAGTTCTTCATCGATGTGCTTACCGGTAAAAGAGCCCCTGCGACTAAAGGCAGATGGAGCTCAACCACGGGACAAATGCAAAACATCCAGCGCACATCCCTAGTGGATGCGGACTACGAAAAAATGGAGCAGCGAGTGGCGGCCCACTTGAAAACCAACGAGGACAATGCAGATGAATAACACCAAATCCAAGCTGTTGATCACAGCTGGCCTGTTCGCCGCTGTAGCCGTCGCATCCGGCGTCTCTCAACGCTGCAGCGCCCAGGTTACCCCAGATGGCCCGATGTTCACAGGGCACCCGTCCACCAGCTGGCACACCATGGCCCCCATCGAGAAGGGCTGGGTCGGCGGGATGGTCATCGCATCGGCAGCGGGCCCGTTCGGTGATCCGAATAGCGTCGAGCTACTGGAGATGAAAGCCGCCCGCACCCCGGACGGCGAGCTGGTGGTCGCCTGCGGCCGTCTACAGAACGGCAAGGAGCGCGGGGTGTTCTCTGCCACCTACAACCCCGCCACCATCACCACAACCGGTCAGGCGGTCTACCGTCTGCAGGACAACGTGATGAATGGCAAACGTGGTGTCGAGACTGGCAAAATGTCAGTCAGTCAGGTAGGCGCCGACTTGATCAACGCCGACTGCGCTTACGTCGGGCTGCTGTAAGGGGTGACAATGCGACACCGTGATCTGCTTGAGATAATCGGCCACACCGGCCCAGGGCAGGCCTTCAACATAACCTCGGAGGATTTGCGTTCCGCCGCAGAAGACCGCACCAATGGAGCCGAAGGACGTCACGGATTACGTGCACCCATCAGCACCTCCGAGATCCGCCTTTACGCTGATGGCCTCCGGAAACACGGGGTGCAGGTCTCAACCAACCCGTTCAGTGGAACCATCACCCTCTACAAACCACAACAACAGGAAAACTGATATGACCAACAAATACCTCCGCACCATCTATGGTGTCGACAAAGAAGGGAACGCCGGCAGCCTGCAGGTCGATGTCTACGACATCCTGGACGCCTACCCGACCAAGAACCCCGCGCTCGACCACCTGATCAAGAAGGCGCTGTGCCCGGGCCAGCGCGGACACAAGGACATACTCACCGACCTGGATGACATCATCAAGTCCGCCCAGAGAGCCAAAGCGATGCTCGTCAACAAGATGACCTGCATCACCGAGGTGACCGCGCCCATGGACGGCGAGGCTTATCCTCTCTGTGAGGCTCGCGTTGAATCTGTGGTTAAACCAACAACCCGTGTGGCTTTCCCGGATATCAGAGGGGCCAACCTCTCTGAAGAAGGCATAGCTGCCGCCGTAGCTGAAGCCAAGGAATTAATGGGCATACGGCCATCCGCCTTCACAGGGAAGACGCTGTGCTACTACCCGGATAAACTGCAAGCCGACGGGATTTTGAGAACCTTCCAGGAACTCGCGCAGACAGCTGGGATCGCGACAAGAGCGGTTGAGCGGGCAGACCATGTCGCGCCGAACGGCATCCTGGTAGATAACAAAAACCCCAGTTACAAAACCGTCCGTCTTATGGCAGAAAAAGGCATCGCCATCTACGGCGTTCGTGAGGCAAATGTGATCCTGCGCGGGCACATCTCCGACAAACAGAGCACCACCAAAATGGTACTGGCCATGGCCGCCTCGCAAGAAGCTGAACCGGTCGCTCCGACCAAAACGTCCGAGGGCTACGACTTCTCGTTCAGCGATCGCCCTGGTTCATTCAACAATGCAATCATCTACCTGGTCGAAGGGGTTGATGCCGGCGCGGTTGAACGATTGGAGAGCGAAGCGGAGCGATGCGACACCGTGATCGAGTATGTCCGCCTCGGAGGGGATTGCCCAGAAGGTGCGATCGTTATCCGTGACAATATCGCGCCGCACCCCGCAGACGACGGACGCTGGCACTTCACGGTGGCTCAAGCGATAGCCGTTCTCGTCAACGACCAACTCTAACCAACAAGGACAACCACCAATGCCTAACCTCTACATCTTCGACCTGGACGGCGTCCTGTTCGACAACTCACACCGTCAACATCTGCTGCCGACCGGCGATGGCCAGACATCCGAACAGTGGGACGCGTTCAACTTGGCGTGCGAGAACGACGAGCCTATCCACCACATGTGGCAGATGCTGAACGAAATGCTGAGAGCCAGTGAAGGTTCGCAGGTTCTCTTCCTGACAGGCCGCAGCGAGGTGTGCCGGATGCAGACCGCCCGGTCAATTGCCAAGGTGATGAAGTGGAAAGACGACAGCTTCCTGATCAAGCCGTTCGCTCGCACCATTCACATGCGGCCGGCATACGAGCACCGCCGTGCGGCAGAGTTCAAGTACGACGCGATAGTGCAGATAAAGAGTGAAATGAAAGACGAGCACCGGATCGTGCTTGTGGATGACGACTACTCGATCATCAGCATTTGTGAACCGCTAGTTGACAGGACAATCTGGGTTCAGCCTTTCAGCGGATGCGCGGCAATCGCAAAGACCTCCTCCCGGACGGACATTGAGACATGGGAAACCGCCACCATCACAGCTGCCACACACTACCACGGCGCCTCGGGGTCGTTGATGTGGCTGGATGACGGGTTCACAAGTGCTCGCATCTGGGTAGGTGGTAGATGGGATAAAACGTACCAACCCGCTCCAGAACAGCTCGAACCGATCACCCAAGAGTTCATGTTGCAGGCACTGGCCCGGACCACATGGCACAGACGATAGCCCAACAAAAAAGCCGACCAGGTGGTCGGCTTTCTTCATTTGGACGGTATCGCCTTGAGCAGGCGAACCATGGTGATCAGGGATAGGAAGTCGAGCAGCCGCCAAGACAGCGTCTCGATGTCGTGCAGCCCGGGGCGGTCGTCCATCAACCCGATAATGTGCATCACCAGTAAGGCAATGCCAAGGAATATGGGCGTGGCCACAATCTGCCGACGCCAGGTATCCGCTGATAGACCGAGCCGATAGCTCGCCACGGCCACCAGCACGATGGTCATCCCGATATTGAGGACAGACAAGAACGAGAAGACTGTCATTTTTTATTACCCCACGGTAGGAACTTCGTCAGCAAGGAAGGGTCTTCCTTGATCCGTATGCCCAGTCCCATGATCATCTCGACGATAACGTCGGCTGACATCGATGCGACAAACACATACATGAATACCGTGCTCTGTTCCACACTTCCGGCGAACCGCTCGACGACCATAAAAGAGATCGCCAATGCCGCGAGGGCCGACCGGAGTATGCTTTTTATTGTTTGTTTCTCGCGGCTATAGAGCTTGCCGATGGCAACAGCCACCAGCGCGACTACCCAATAGGCGCCGTGCTTAACCACGAACTGTTCGAACTCATTGCGCATGGGCCATCACTCCTTACTGCCGGGAGTGTCCTTCGACCAGTAAGCTGCCGTCGCAGTTTGGTTGTCTTGCTTCAAACGCTCCAGTTCGAGCCTCTTGTTGTCCAGTGATATCAGGCGCTTGGTCTGCTCCTGCGTGAATACCTCTTTGTATTCCAGATATGAGTCGAAGCACCACGCTCCGGCCAACATCCCGGTGAACACACACAGGCATATCGCCTTTTTCACATCTTCGCTCATCTCTGCCCCCAGGCAACCGTTATGGATTGGCTCAATAGTAACCGGACAGACCCATTCGCTCCAAATCTGTCCGGCTAAATATTGACTATTTCTTTCCCCGCCAACCACATAGCGTTTTGCCGGTCAGATTGTGGTTCAGGATGAGGCGGGCCGTCTGGTCGGTGAGCATGTCCTCTCGTCCGATCATGATGGGCCCGCTGACCGCACAGAACGACGGCTCAACCACCAGCTCATTCGTCGCGCATCCACTCATCACGGAGCTGCCGATCAGCAGCCCCAGCAGCCTTGCTGTCCACTTCCGTCCGCACATCTCGTATCTCCTTCGACGCCTTCGCTGCGTCCTGCGCCACGTCTGCCTGTTGATCCTGTTCGGCCTGCTGCCGGCCGTCCCGTCGGCCCTTAACCAGTGCGAACAGGACGGCCCCAATACCGAAAAGGGCCCAGAGGGCCCACGCTTTCAACCGTTCGATCATGCAGCACCTGCCTGCATCTTCCGGTACTGCTGCCACGCTAGGAACACCGCAGCACCGATAGCGAAGGCACCCAAGGCCAGCTGCAGCATATTGCCACTGGTCAAGTCGACCTTCGCGTTGTCCACGGCGGCCATGACAGAGGGCAACACCTGCGCCACTTGGTCTAGGCCAACCCCGCCAACAGCGGCCGCCGGCAGTGCGGCAGCCATCTTGGTCTCGGCCGTCGCCTTCTTCACAACCCCTGCACGGCGCAAACCCTCTTCGATCTGAGCAGAGGTGTACCAGCTGTTCTCTGTCTTAAGTGGTCCACGGCCGTTCTCGTGGCGGATGATCCCCTCGACGATAGGGCGCAGATGGTCGAAGTTGTGCACATCGATCACCTCGTCATCCGGGCCGATGCCATCCACCAGGGCCGCCACGCTGTTCGCATAGGCGTCGCTGTCGTTCTCGAACGGCGGGGCCCAGCGGCCAATGATCTCCGCGATGGAGTCGATCTTGCTACCATCCTTGGCCTTGCGCTTATCCTGGTAGGTGATCAGCACGCAGGCTAGTGCCCTGACACCGAACACCGGGTCCTTGAACTGAGCGAACCTGTTGTCGGTTCGTTCGCCCTCATGACGCAACCCTTGCCACTGGCTGCCCCATTCGATATTGCCGGGGTTGTTGTTGCGGATCCCCCGCGGTTGTTTTGTTTTCACAGTCATCAAACATCTCCAAGTTACGGGGCGGTCACGCCTCAAGTTTACGAACGAAAAACACGCCATATGCAATTCTCAGTCCATCGTAACCCCCGCGCTCTTCCAAGAAATGGCCCCTCTTATACCAGAGAGTGCCGCCGCAAATCACTTCCACCTACCAGAAGCCTCCAAACAGATTGTAATCGGGGCCACTGGAATAGGCTGCTCCCTGAATGGATACGCGCCGGGCCAATGCGTAGTACTCGGAGAGCTACTATAAACGGCCCAGAAAGTACCGCTGGTCTTAGGCATAAAAGTAACAGTAGCGACAGGGATACCAACAAAAGGTATAGGAAATGGCAGTGGAGCAAGCGGAGCACCATAATAAATACCTTGCGTTGTGGTGCCGTTCTGCTGAGTATTCGCCTCAAAAGTCCTACGACACGTCATCGTGCCGTCGCGGTGCTTTATCCAGCTACCATTCGCATTAGACCCGGACTGCGGCCACGTCTCCAATTCAGCAATTCTGCTCAGGGCCTCCGCAAGCTGCGAAGCAAGCCCATCAACATCCGAAATGGTTGGCTTGAACCCCTCACAGTATATACGACCCCCATTATAGAGAGGGGCCTCGTCGATGCCGTTAAGTGCGAGCGGGGTTCTACGGTCTCCGACATCAATAACGCCGGTTGCAATCAGTCTACTGATCAGCCACGCGCCGTTTACACCCTCGATCCCGTTCGTGAATAGCCCCACTTTAGACCCACTGTCGGCCATAAGAATGGTTCTAGGCCCTCTGCGCAGGCCAATCTGAGGGTCTTCTTCGTCCGTGCCCATATCCACAAATATGTGACCCGACGCAACGCCGCCCGATATTGGCAAAGCCCTTATCTTCTCCGGCGTTATTACCACCTCCCCCTTCTCGCCGTTGACGCTGTAAACGTCGTCTTTCGCATCCTGGCGGAAATAGAAACCGCCGTTGGCCGTGGAGTACCGCAACACATCGCCCACGTCGTATCGCTCACCGGACACTGTCCCGGCCCCTCCGACATACCAGACAGAGGAATAAGGGTCCCCGCCTACCGTGATGGGCGGAGGGTACACCCCGCCCGATAGGTCACAGATACCGCCATCCAAGACGGTCCCTGTGTTGGCCAGGGCGGCATTCTCCGCTCGCTCTGCCGCGTCGAGCGCAGCGGCTTCATGTTCAGCGGCCGCCGCCGCCTTCTGTGCTGCCGTGTCAGACGCTGCGGATGCCTGCCGGGCGTCCGTTTCAACCTCGGTGCGCATGGACGACACTTGTGCGGTCATCGCGACGACATCGGCGTGTTTCGCATTGACATCAACCGCGGTCACGTCTGCCCGGTTGGCCGCGGCTTCGGCACGCTCTGCTGCAGGTAACGCCTCCGCCACGGTCGTGTAGTCCTTGCCCATCTTGGGTAAGCTGGGCACCTTGACAGACTCCCCGTTCGGCGATGTCAATGTCACATCCTCATCCACCCCGCCCTGAGTCCACTTGTCCAGGTTGTCGTATTGACCCTGGGCGAACCCGAGCACTGCGGCTACGCGGGATGCCAGCCCAGGCACACTGTCGACGCGAGTGGTGTCGATCTGGTAGGGGACGCCAGCTGCGGTTGCGCCCTTGTAGTCGTCCGCCAGCCACAGCTCGGTGGCAGACCGGATCACTGCGACCTCGTGCGCCTGCCCATCCGGCCCGTAAAAAGTATTACCGACCTGCGGGCCGTTCTGTGCGTCTGTCCAGTACGTGCTGACACCGGTCACGATGTTGCTGTCCTGCGTGACGGTCACCGTCCCGCGTCTTTCCCATGTTCCTGCCATTGATTTGTCCTTTATTTTTTCATGAAGCTCGCAAATCTCAGCCTGCCGTCATTTAGGAAAACGAAGGCCGATTGGGGAATTGACTGTAATAGTTCCCGTCGATCAAAGACACATTCTTGACATTTGTAACCGGAAGCGGCGTCCCGCCGTAACTGAAATCCCAAAGAGATGTGAACCCCCGCCCGCCCGCGGCATCAACCTGTGAGGCATAATATCGCATGTTGTAATTCGTCCCATAATTGAGACTAAAACTTGTTTGTTCGTTGTTCATGCAACTGGCGGGCAGAGATGTGCTCCTGTTAAAGAAAAAAGGGGTTTCCCCTGGGTTTGTTGCCAAGCCGCACAACTGCAAAGCGGGCCTCGCACTTTCGAACGTCTTAACCCCGGAGGCACTGAAACACTGCACCCCGTATTGATCTTGCGGGATATAACGCGCCGGCAGAAAAACGAATAAACGAAAGCGAGTAAAGGCTCTAACCGTAGCTGGGGCTACAGGGATGTTGCTCCTGTGCCGAACCCCCCATCGGCCACCGGCAGAAACCAACTCAACAAGCCCCCCTCGATCAACAAAATTGTTATGCGGGGCGATCGTTATGTTGATGAAACAGGCCACAGGGATTGATGTCGGTACGTTGAACAGGGACGTCGTTTGCAAAGAAGTCCCGGGTGATATATCGAGACACCCCCAATAGTGATATGTTTCCCCGTCCGTCCTGGCGAAAATACGCCCGGATGAATCGCAGAGCTCCGCACCGTACACTACGTCACCTCATAAACTAGATATATCACGTCCCCTTGGGTGTTATCGACCACGGGGAAAGGTATGCCGACAACAGCTATGCATCTGCTACCTGGGCGAATGTTATACGATTTGGATCCGTTGCCGTAATTGAACGATGTTTGGTAAACGATGGGCGGGCATTTAGCCCCGCGCCCCCCGTTAAACTGATCGATCAGAATACATGGGTTATCAAACCCAACTGTCTGGCGACCCGCTGCGTCATATGTCTGAACCCCGTAGCTCATCCAAGCCATCCTATCTTAACGCGAACCACGCCTGCGGTGTCTTTCACTTGGATCCGGTTGTTTTCGATCGTCATCCCATCGCCCCCGGTGTCATGCCGTATCTTCACGTTTCCTGCTCCGTCAACAGTGAATCGGTTAGCAATGTTGAGTGTGCCTCCGCTAATAATCCCCCCGTTTATCTTCGGAGAGGAGATTGTCGCATTGGCCTTTATATTGGTCGCGGTGATCTCGGTAGCATTCAGAATGTCGATCGTGGCCTTCTCGATGACCGCATCAACGATCACCACCTGACCCTGGTCAATGGCGAACACCGCGGTCTTGCCCACCGCATCGTCAAACACGAAGAACTGCGAGGCATTGACTAGGACCTGGCTCTTGCCCGTAGCCTCGTCTGCGATCAGGCCAATGCCCGCTGAGATGTCCCCCGCTTGCGCCTTGATTGTCCACATGGCCTGGGCGCCGTTCTCCAAATCCACGATGGCGGATGACTGCTGCTGGACCGTCGCTTTCGTGCCGTTCAGGTCGGCCTGCACTGTTGACACGGATGTCGCCAAGGCCTCATCCGCCGTCGCACGGGCGGTGCGTTCCTCCTGCACCGCAGCGTGAAGCGTCCCGACCTCACCGTCGTATTTAGCGTCAAGGCGAAGGAGGTCTTGGGCCAGTGCCTGCTGATCATCTGCGATAACCTTCTGCGCCCGATATATTCCCGCGTCGGCGGTGCGACGGGAGATATCCCCCTCGTGGTCCTTGATCGCCCCTTCCAGCGCAGCCTGTCCTGCTAGGTCGGCTTGTGCCTGAATGGATGTGATGTTGGCCGGGTCGAATCCCTCCAGTACCTCCGCCACCGATGGCAGAAGGGCCAGGTCTTCCTGCAACTCAGGGGTCAACTTGGAGCTGTCGATCAACCCGTCCATTTCGTCCAATATTTCCTGCGGGTCGATCTTGGTGCGGGCTTCCATGGAATACCACTCTGACTTGCCGTAAGCATTAACCGCTCGCAGGAAATAGAAGTAGACGGTGTCAATCAAAAGCCCTGAGTCTTCCACGAACAGCCCCTGGCCGATCTTGAACGCTTTCGCTTCGATCTCCCCCTCTACCAGCGGCACTCGTGACCGCCAGTATTCACAGCTGAAGCGGTCAACGGCGGCGAACTGCGGCTCCAGTTTAATGGCGTTGCGATAGGCCGTGACCTTCACAGAAACCGGCTTTGGCGGCGGGCTGAATTCCACCCCAGCGTCCGGCGGCAACCCGGAGCCCGTATCACCTACAGGGAATGTGTGCTCAACGGTGGACCAGGATCGCAGCCCTCCTTTTTCGGCCCACAGTCTGAACCGGATCGCAGTGGTATTGTTAGGCAGAATCTCCGCCTCTACATCGAACGAGGCGACCGTCGCCTTCCGCACTGCAATGGCATTCGTCCGCCACTGGCCCCCGCTGAAGGCGTCAATCTCAAGGGTGTAGGTAGTCCCGGGCTCAGCAGGGACACTCGACCCGTCCCATGGTAGGACAATCGAGGTCTCCAATATCCGGTTGCGCTCAGACCATGTGAACGACAGCGGCAATTGCAGGGCAGAAGGGAATAGATCGCCATTAATACGGACGTTAGCCGGAGGATATGGGCGGAACGGTCGGTCTGACATGACACCGGAGATCACCGGGGCTTGTTCCACTGGCAGCTGGCCTTTCGACGTAGTCGGCAGCAGTCTGTAGTTCTGCGTCGCACCGTAAGCCGATAACTCCTCGTCGAAGCCATGGCGATTGTCATCCAGCAGCCAAACAGGCGTTCCCGCCGGCCAAGCGCGAGGACTGGTATCCAAGCAACCTCTGCGCAGGGTTAGTGATCCCGAGAATATCTCGGTGATGAGGCAGATCTCCCCGTTCTGCCCTCCGATGTAGAGATAGTTGTTCACATCCGCATAGACGCGACCCTTCAACCCGGTAAGCGTGGCGGACCCTGTCGCACCGATCGGCAAGGCGTCAACCAGCGCCGCATGCCCCACCGGAACCCGATCATAGCTGTTCTGCCACACAGGCCCCGTGCCAGCGATGTTACCTCGCTGCGCCTGCTGGACGTAGGTGTTCGTGTCTTGCCCTTCCGGCGCGGCCAATACTACAGGGTAGACGGCCGGGTAGGTCATACCTTGGGCTCGGGTCTCTCCTAGCAGGCGGGCCACCATGAAGTACGGTGCAGTCATTACTTCCCATGTCACGATTGGCACGGGGTCTTCCGCGGCGCTCTGCCAGCGGTTCGGGTCTTCTGCTGTGTAGACAGCCGGCTGACCGAACACATCCTCTACCAAGGATGCCTTGATCACCATGCTGTCGGGTGTGCCGTAGTCAATCGTCACCACCCGCATGACGATTTCCTCGAAATTCAGTTCTTTCCAACCCACAAGCTTAATGGCATCCCCGGGCAGGAGGCCGAAGGCACTGCGGTCAAAATCGATCTCCACCTGGAGCAGCGGCTTTGATGCTACCTGGGTCTCCCGCATGGCTACTTTAGTGGCCAGGGCAACGTTCCGGATGCCGTACATGTCCCGGCTGTCAGGCACGACGGCACCTTGAATGGTAATGTTGGCCGGGTCGTGGACGGTGATGACTTCTTTCTCTTCCGACGCCGGGTTTGTCCAGCTAACGTTGATCTCGTTGACCGTCTCATCCCATGCTTTGCGCTGAGAGGTGCGAACCGTCCCTTGGTCCCGGTTAAACGACGGCAGGGTTTCTTGGGTGTAATCCTCGCGGATCAGCTTGAAGTGAAACTTTCCGGTGCGAGGGTCCACGCACATGGTGCCGTTGATGTGGCGCAGGATCTCCGAGATAAACTCTTCGATAGTGGATTGCTGCGCCCACATCAATGACAACCCGAAACGCTCGCTGTAAAGGACATCCGCGATCTGTCGCATCTGGGCGTCGTTCAGCATTTTTGATGCAGCGCCCATTCCCCAGTCGGTGTTGACAAGGCACTCACGGATAATGTGCATCGGGTTGGCGTCGCCGCCGATCATTGCTTTTTCCGGATACCATGTGCCGGGCTTAGCGCGGACCTTTACCCATAAGGCTTTCAGGTAAGGGTTGTTCGAAGACCACATGAAACCATTGCGGCCGTTGGCACTGTGAAAAAGAATGGTCAGGATGCCTCGGTACCCCGGGGCCTTATTGCGGGCGAGACCAAGGAATTGTGCGATTTTGTTAGGCACAAGCTGAGACGAGGACCCGTGCATGACCGCCATCATGCCTTTCACGCCGCCTTCTTTCTTGTTCCCGCCGAATAGCCCGGGGTTATCCACCCACACATCGTGCCCGTCAACAGGGTTGCCGTCTGCAGGGGTAGATTCCCCCCGCCAGGCCAATTTTTCCCCAACAAAGACTTCAAGGACGGCATCTACGGGCCCATGGCAGACCCCCACGTGTGTTGCCAAATAGTAATCTGAAACTCGTGTGCCGCTGCTGCCGCCGCCCCTGCTGCCCATTGTTTACCCCTCAAGTTGTGCGCGCCTGATCCTCGCGTCGATGGCCAATTGTGCCATAGCGTCGTCGAGTTTGCGTAGTTCTCTGACCGGCAGCCCGTGGTCGATGAACGATTTGAAGTCCAACCCGTGGCCTTTGAACCACTTCCAGCTGCCAGTTGCACATAATCCGGCGGCGCAAGTGTCGCTTATGGTGACGATCAAGTCGTCGTGTTCGTCAGTCGGTTTCATATTCATGGATCTCCTTGGCCCAATAACCGAGGAAATTAGGTGACTTCACCGTGATCGTGCCGAAAACCACGGGCAACGGCGTCCCTGCCGAAGCGGTAGGGTTGTCCATCTCCGTCGCGGCGGCTGGTGTTGGTGTTTTTGGCCGAGGTTGCAGAGCGTAGCTGACCACCGCCAAAACTACTGAAAAAACGAGGGATGCCCACATAACAATGCTCCTTGTTAGTAAATGCTGCCGCCAGACATCGGGTTGTCTGTCGGGATCCACGGCATTCCGCCGTAGTTGGGTGCGTTGTCAAACAGGTCTGTGCAAACATCAAGACCATGAGTGCAGCCGTGTGACAATTTAACTTGGTCACCTGCAACCAATCCAAGAACCGCACCCATCGCCTTGATCTCCGTGGTGGTAGCACGGACAAACATGTCCGTGACCATTCGCAAGTCCCGCAGCGGTATCTGGCCTGCCTGTCTGCGCGTCCATTCCACCATGCCACCTTTGTACTGGGAAGCCCTTAGCAGCTGTCCTTGAACAGTGATCCGGTCGCCCTGAACCGACACCACTGTGGCTACGATAGTGTGCGCGGTCTTGTTCGCCTTGCACTTATCGCCATAGAGCACATGCGGGCACAGCCGCTGATAATTGCGGCGCAGTCCCGGCCGCTGCAGCGAGGTACTGACCGGTTCGCAGGAGATGGTGGCGGTACCGGCGTCATCCTGGTGCGCCACCTGCCGCACTCTACCAGACCAGATCGCCAGGAACTCGCCCGCCGGGTCGCCGTCATGGCCGTAGAACATGGTGAGCGAGACGGTGCCGCCCAGCGGGTAGTAGCGGAATAACATGGGAACCTGAGAGTCGGTTGGCGCGGTCAGGTCGAGACTGGCCTTATCCAAGGTCTCACTGGCGGTGAACGACCCGACCTTTATCGCCTCTGGCAGATAGGTCTCCCCGTTGAAATTGACCGGAAAGGCAACATCCGTGTAGAGGATCGGGGTGCTGATCGCCTCGCTTTCGAACTTGAGCAGGGTTATCGGCGCCCCTGTGTATTCGCCATATTCTTGGGAGTTGAAACTCACTGCGGGTCCTCCAGTAGCGTGAACGTCAGGTCACACTCAGAAATAGTGTCTGACAGCCATGATAGCACCAGAAGGTCCGAGGCCAACCGGCAACGTGACATCCAGCTGATCTGCTTCACAGCCAAGGCGCTCGGCCACGGTGTGTCGACCCGCACTTCTGTGTCAGCGGTTGCCTGCGCCATGCTGACCACGCGGCGGTACCAGATTGTCCCGTCTACCCCTTCGATGCGGATCACCCGCTGCACGGCGCCATCCCAATACTGCATCGCCTCCAACCCGGCCACTTTGAACTTATCGGAGTTCTTGGTGAGCGCAGTTTTAGGCGGCAGGTCGTCGATAAGGCTCGGCAGGTAGCAGACTCGCAGCCGCCCCTTCATGCGGAGGAAGAACTGGAGCGCGGCCTCGCTGCGGGGCGCATCCATGTTGCGCATCATCCACTTCGTAGTGGGCCTGTTGTAGCTGACCGGATGGTACCTCTGCTTAACCCCGCGGCCGTTGTCCACGTCGTAGACCTCGTAATCGTGTGACAGGTCGACGGTGTTCTGCCAGTTCGGCCGCAGCGTCACCACTTCGATCCCGGCGAAGGTCTGCCCTGCGACACCGGAGTCGATCGGCAGGGGTTCGGTGGGATCGGCCTCGAAGCGGGAGATCATCGTGGCCACACGGTCGGTTACCAGCTGGCTCTGTTGACCGGACGGGATGTACCCCTGGTAGGCGAGGTGCACCATTGTCCCCGCTGGCATCAGCTCAAGGATGGGGCCGCTGAGACGCAGGGCGGCGTCCGTCACCTCTGTCAGGGTGTACGTCGGGGCGGATCCGGACGGCATGTCGATGATCACCTTCATGCCGACGCGGGCGCCACGGAGCGGGGCTGATATCGGAATTGAGGACACACCAACGGACACGGTGGACGCGGCAGGGGCGCGACGCACCCAGTCCGGTTGCCAGAACGGGTACTGCCCCCAGAATGTCAGCTGGCGGCGCAGCTTGATGAGCGACGCCCCCACGGGGTTGATCCGGGTCTCGATAGCGAGGCGGGGGTTGCGGCGCAGAGACCTGCGCTGCTCCCGGCCGGACTGACTGGTCACGATGTCCGTCTTGAACTCGTAGTTCTCGGCGACCGGCGATGACCAGTTGTGGGGATGATTGAAAACCTCGATGTGCTCGGCCACCAGTTGCTCCTTATTTCAGTAAGTTCTTGATGGCGGATCGGTTCGACTTCACCACGTTGATGACCGCCTGCTCCCCGGCGCCGGTGCTCAAGCCTTGCGATACTACGTCCGCCGCATCGAAGGTGTTCACGATCTTGATACCCATCGGTTGTGCAGGTGCGGCCGCTTGTTGGCCGGCTCCGTTCAAGATGTTGTTCGGGTCATCTTTTGACAGCACCTGCTCCCCCTTCTGCAGGATGGCCGGGACCTCATCGCTCTTGAGCCCTGGCAGTCCGCCGTCATGGAAACGGGGGGCATTGGCGAACCAGTTGGTAGACACATCGCGTGTGCGGTTTGCTCTGCCGCCTACTGCACCCCCGGAGTGGAGAACCGCAGCTCCGGCACCGGACGCAGCCCCGCCCATCGAGGCTGCTGTGTTGGACAGACCGCCCCATCCCGCGCCGGCGATGGCGTTGAGCAGGGCCTGCTGGAGAATGGCCTGGGCGATCTGGAGCAGGAAGTCGGCGAAGAACTTCCGCACCACCTGGCCGAGGTTTTTGAAGGCATCACCGATGGACATCGCACCATGGAACACCTCCACTAGGTCATGTGCGATGCTGTTCAAGCTGGTGGACATGCCGTCCAGTACACCCTGCACGATCATTGTATCCCACTGGTCGTAGGTGCCGGCTATATCCTGAAGACCGGCACGCATGGTAGCGATCTCGGCGTTGATCTTGGCGAACTGCTCGGCGGTCATGCTGGACTGCATGGTGCGGGCGAAAGCCTCCAAGTTCGTGATCGAAGTCGCGATTGCGCCGTTTTGCTCGTTGTAGAGCGCCACGGTTCTTGCCACCTGCTCGTTCTCCGAAATGACCCCCGCTTCACGCAGGGCGTTGATCTCCTGCAAACGGGACCGCTTGATTTCCAGTTGGGAGTTGACGTCGTCTTCCAGGCGCTTCAGCTCATCCGTGCGAGCCTTCAGCGTGGCCAGTTCGAGGTTCTGCTTCTTCAGGTCTTCGAACTGCGAGGCCAGTTTCTGGTCGCCCAGTTTCTTGGACTTGGCGATGAGCTGATCGTACTGGACGGACACCTTGGCCAGATCGGCCGCCATTCGCTGGGCAAAGCTCTTGGTTGTGTCGATCTTGGCCTCGCGTTGCCCGAACGACGCCTCCATCTGCTCGTATTGGTTGCGCAGCGCCTGCAGTGAGTTGGCCCGCTTGGTGTCGTTGGCGGCACCCTTCGTGGAGTTCTGGAACTCAAGGCGCTCGATCTCTTTGCGCTTGGCGACAATGGCGTCGAGCTGGGCTACCAGCTGTTTGCCCGCCTCGCCCTCCACCTTGCGGGCCGCGGCATACTTCGGCGCGAACTCTTCGTCGACCAGCTTCAAGCGACCTGGCAAGTCTTTGCGCACCAAGGCCTCGCGGGCCGATTTGGCGGCTTTGTCTGCCGCTTTGTCTAGCTTTTCGTATTCTTTGGTCAGCTTCGCCACTTCGCGTGAGGCCGCTGTGCTGCCGCCGCCTGGGTCTTCCGTGTATTGGAAGCCCGGACGCTTGAGAGACGGAGCCTCGGGCTTCTCGCCGAACATACCTGCGAAACCGCCCTGATCACCGGACGGTGACAGTTGCTTGCGGTTGAGCTCGTCGATCTTGTTCATCCAACCCGTGAACTCGGTGTTGACCAAGTCCATCCGGTATTTCGTGGAGTCGGCGTGTTTCTTGTCCATCTTCTCCTGTGCGTCGGCCCAAGACTTCGCCAGGTCGTCCCACAGTTTCGCCGTGTTGCTGACGAACTCACCCTGGTCTTCGAACATGCTCTTGAAGACATGCTTGGCCCCGCGAGCGGCGTCTTTCAGGCCCTCCGGGATAGTCGCGATGATCGTGCCGAGCAGCTCGATGGCCCCTTTCAGATACAGGCCGACTGTATCTAGCACGGTGCGCACGGTCTCAGAGGTCTCGTAGGCCCACTCGCCAATTTCCCACGATGCGAGCACCAGGCCGAGGATCGGGATCAAGCGCAGGAGGCCTGCACGGAGAACGCCGGTCGCCGTGCCTGCGGCCAAGAGGGATGCCTCAAGTTCGATTGCTGCCATGGACAGCAGCTTCACTTTGCCAACGGCTGCGGTGACATTGACGGCCATTCCCACCAGCATCTGCCCGAACTTCAGCAGACCAATTGCAATGATTACCTCTTTGACGGTCTCAAGGTTCTCCGCCAAGTAGACCACCGCGTCGGCCGCATGACTGAATGCCTCTCCCAGCTTGGCTGCGGCTAATTGGCCCTCCGCGCTGTTCAGGAATTGGGTCAGGCGCTCCAGCATGGCCGCGTAGTGCTCGATGAACCCCGAGTCCGCGATGGCCAGCTTGAACAGGATCATGGCAGATTTAAGCCGCGCTTCCGCCGCTTGCACGGATCCGGAGGCTTTCTCTACAAGGGCATCGACCTCTTTGGCGTTCTCACGGGCGAAGTTGATGACGTCTTCTGCCCGCACGGTGCCGAGTTCGAGCGCCTTGGTCAGCTCTTGGACTGACATGCCCATGCCCTTGGCGAACAGCGCCACTGCACCCGGCAGACGTTCGCCGAGCTGGCCTCGCAGTTCTTCTGCGTAGACCTGACCCTTCGACAGCATCTGCTCAAGGGCTTTGAACACGCCGTTCATGTCATCGGAACTGAGGGCGAACACGCGGCCCGCCTTGGCGATCGACTCGTAGATGTAGCGGGTCTCCTGCATGCCGATGCCGACCGCATTGGCCGCTACCGCGAATTTCGTATAGCTGGTGGCCACCACATCCAGCTCGATCCCCAGCTTGTTGGCGAGGCCGACCATGTACTCCCACTGCTCGTTCTGCGCCTCGGCGCTGTCGCCGACCACTGCGCTGATCTTGAGCAGGGCCTGTTGGCGCAGCTTGTATGCGTCGATCGCCCCTGCCGCTTGGTTGATTGTGCCTTGCACCCCGACATAGGCAGTGGCCAGGGCCAACACTTCTCCTCGCAGACGTTGGTAAACGGACAGGGACTCCCGGCCGCTATCGCTCAGGCTCTTGAACATTGAGGTGGCGCCCTGGCCTGCTTGCTGCTGTTGTCGCAGTGCGGCGGACACCTGCTGGGCGGATGACACGGTGCGATTGGCTGTTGCCGTCAGGCGCTCCTGCGCGGCTGAGAGCTGACTGGTGTTGATGCCTGCCTGTTTGAGCGCGTCGCGGCTGTCGCGGGCGGCCTGTGTCGCATTGCGCATGCCGATCGCAGCAGTCTTCATGTTCTGCTGCGCAGCGTTGAGCTTGGCCCCCAGTTCACCGGCGTCGGTGCCGGCCGCTTTCATCTGGGCGGCTAGGTTCTTCACCTCTTCCCGTGCGGCGACGTATGTAGCACGTGATTCGCGTACTACAGCGATCTGCTGCCGGTAGGCGTCGATGCCTTTGCCCATGGACATCAGGGCCGTCTGTGCGGCGCCCAGCTCTTTGAGTTTGGCCGCGCCATCCTTGAGATTCTTTCCGCCCTTGGTGACCTCGGCGCTCAAGTCAGCGACTTGCTTCTCGACGCCGGACAGGGTTGACCGTGCGGCTGCTGCAGGGGAGATGATCTGCTGAAGGGCTTGTGCGTACCGGCTTTGGTCATCCGTGGTCTTCACGACTACGCGGCCGAGGCTCTGGTATCCACGGGCGGTGGCTACCGCTTGATCGGCCTGACGCTGCAGCGCCTGCACTACCTTATCCGCCGCCTCTTTTTCAGCGGCAGCTTTCTTGCGGGAGTCGACCACCATCTTGGCGGTTGCTTCCTGCTGGGCCGCCAGCTGGGCATTGGTCTCCTGTTGCATCTTGGCGGTGCGAGATGAAGCGGGCAGGGTGTCCATCGCCTTGCTCTGGCGTTCGAGCGCGGCGTTTACCTGCCCGACCATGCTGCTGAACTGACCCTGGGCCTGCGCGGCGGTGGCCGTATCGATGCCGTAGCGCTTCATCTCATCCGCAGTGCGGGCGAGTGTGGTGCGACGTGTCTCCTCTGCCTTGGATGCCCGCTCTGACTGCTTGGTGGCGGTCTCCAGGGACTTCTGCTGTTTCTTGGTGACGTTCTCGACCTTCGACAGCTCCTCGGCCAAGGCTGCCTGTTTATTCTTGGCATCCTCGGTGGCCTTGGCCGCATCTTCAACCGCCTTGCTTTGGCGCTCGAATAGCTTGGTCAGGGCGTCCAGGCGGAGCAGCTGTTTGCCGGCGTCTTCAAGACGTTGGTAGGTTGCGGCGAGGTCTTTGTTCGACCCCTCCCCTCGCTCGGCTGCGGCCTGCTGTTCATTCATCACATCGGTCAGAGTGCCGACGATCTTGGTCAGCTGGCCCAGGGTCTTCTGCGAGTAATCCCGCGCCCTGATCCGTAGCTCAACGTCTTTGGACTGGTCAGCCACTTGTCATCTCCTTAATCATTTTCTGGAAGGCCTTGCCTCCCTCTTTCGGGTTCAGCGCACTGCCGACAACCGCCTGCATCAGGATCGCCTCGGTCGCCAGTTGATGGTTAACCCGTTTGCGAACAATGGCCGCCTCACCCCACACCATGCCTACGGGGTACTGCCGTGCTGCAAGATGTCCGGTTGACAAGAGCAGGCTGACCTCGCTGCGCAAGCTGTGGTACTGGGCGATCACACGTTCGCGGCTGCCGGTCGGCTCATCAGGGCGGCGCTCGCCAGCAGGTTTTCGAACATCGCCATCGTCTTTTTTGCCCCGCCGAAGTCCTCGAATGTCAGGGTGCCAATGGTTTGAACCAGTTTCAGCTGCACCGGGATCGGCAGGGATGCCGCCTTGTCCACCAGCTCGGGCTCATCGGCCGCAAGGGCGATAGCGTGGGCCACGAGGCCGGGGGCGTCCGTCACAAGGCGCAGCACGAACTGCAGCAGGCCCGCTTCGGTGAAGTTGCCGCCGCTCTTTTCGTAGATGTCGATCAGACCTGCGAGGTCGTCAAGATGCACGTGCATCAGCTGGCTTAAGTCTTGGATGCCGAGGCCGCGCACATCGACCGATGCGTTCTTGCCGAGAGGGACGGTTACTTTGTCTGGGGTGAAGTCTGCGAGTGCCATGTTGGGCTCCTTTAGGTTGTCCGCCTAATTTAACACGATGGACACGGTGGGCCGCAAAAATAAAAAGCGCCCGAAGGCGCTTTACCGTGTGTTCTTGTTTGCTTCGTGTTTTATTCGAGTCTTGGCGATTTCAAAGTAGTCCGGGTCCATCTCCATTCCTATGAAACCGAACCCTTCCCTCAAGGCGGCCTTTCCGGTGCTGCCGCTCCCCATGAACGGGTCAAGCACTATGCCGCCTGGCGGCGTGACCAGCCGGCACAGGTAGGCCATCAGTTCGGTTGGCTTCACGGTAGGATGGTTGTTACCTTCTCCCCTATCCTTTTTGCTCGCCTTCGCACAGTAGAAGAAGCGGGCCGCACTGCCTTGATCTGTGTACTCGGTTGATTCGTGGTTGCCCGTAAGCCAATTCGTCCCGTTGACCTTGGCGCTTTGGCTTTTTGCACTTCGCTTCCCCGTTACGCTTGACTCGGGGAACAGCGCTACCACCTCGTCGCTGCCGTCGTGGATCAGGTTGGCGGGCCAGCGGCCGTTGCGTTCAGAGTGGTCCAAGCCTTCGCGCTGATCTTGCTTGCGCCCGCTTTCTTCTGCCGAGGTTTCCCCTGGTCTTTTTGGGAAAGCCCCGTTTGCTCCTCTGGAATGCGTGGAAACCACCTCGTCGCCGACCCGGCATCCGTCGATATTCAGACCGCCTGTGCCATGCGCTTGTACGTTGGCTGCAATCGTCCCTTTGAATGGCTTGCGGGCGACGGTGATTGGTTCAAGTGCCGGTTTCAGGGCAGTGCCCCAGCCTTCCCAGTCATCCTTCAGGTTATGTGACTTCGGGAACCCCGATCCGTAGACCCAAGCGATCATATCGCGGATCTCGAACCCAGCGTCTTCGATGTTGATTGCCATCCGATGCTGGGTGCGGGTGCCCGCAAATGACAGCAGGTGTCCCCCGGGTTTCAGGGCGCGCAGGCATTCGGCCCAGATTTCCACGGATGGCACATCGTAGTCCCACTTCTTGCCCATGAAAGACAGGCCATAAGGCGGGTCCGTCACGATGCTGTCTACAGAGTTATCAGGCATGAACTCCAAGTGGTCGAGGCAGTTTCCAAGGTACAATTTGTACTCGTTCACACCTCGCCCCCTTGTGACAGGGCTTTCTTCAGCAGACGCTCCACCATCTGGTTGAAGCTGCGCCCTTCTTTCTCCGCCAATGCTTCCACCTCCGACTTCAATGCTGGCGGCAGACTCAGTGATCGCTGTTGTTTCTTCTCTTTCTTCATCGTAGACCTCTCAGGTTGGTTTCGGTCTACTTTAACCCAACCCCTTATCGCGGGCAAATAAAAAGCGCCCGAAGGCGCTTCTTGTTAAACCGTTCAACTGGATCAGCTGAAGGTGATGTTGGCGCTGGTGGCCGAGACCGGTCCGGCAGCAGACTGCACGGTGGCGGTGACTGCGACTGCGCCAGCGGTGGTCTTGTTGACCGTGGCCGTGAAGCTGCCGTCGAAGCCGGTGTTCTCGGACGGTTCAGACAACACACCGCTGCCACTGGCCGTCATGGTCACCGTCTGGCCAGGAACGGTGTTGTTGTTGCCATCGCGGACGGTCACGGTGAAAGCGATCGGCGTGTTAGCAGCGCCTGTCAGCTTGGCCGGGGCCACTGACACATAGCGCAGATCAGCCGGGTTGCCGCCTGACTCATCCACCGCACGGATGTCGATGTAGACACGCTCGCGGCCTGGCAGTTTCAGCGCTTCGAAGGTGAAGCCCATGGACTGCCAGTCGTCGCCCTTCAGGTTGTAGTCGCCGTCCGGTGACAGGGTGACCTTCGGGAAGAAGTAGTCCTTGTTCTCGCCCTTGGCGTTGTGCGCCACGAAGCGCAGGCTGCCCTGAACCACGTCGTTGGACGACACCACCATCTGACGGGACTGCGCGGCCACGTCGAACTGGACCACCAGCTTGATGTCGCCGTTGATCTCGGCGGAGGTCGGCTCCAGGTATAGGCGGCCCAGTTCGGTGTCCACTTCGTAGTTGCCAGCTGCATCGATCACCGTGACGCCAGACATGCTGTTGATGTCACTGGACATGTCGATGGTGGCATTGCTTGCGGCCTTGCCCACCTTGACGTTCGACACTTTGCGCACACCGGTAGGCGTGGTGTCAGTGGTGCCGAGCTGCATGGTGTAGCCGCGCTTCCAGCTGGTGAAAACCTCTTTCTGCGCGGTTACAGAGGTAGAGGACTTGGTCAGCAGGTTGCCCAGGAAGAACAACGCCACGTTGTCGCCGGAGATGTTGTCGCAAGTCATCGAGCCTGAACTGGAGATCTCCAGCAAGACCGATTCATCCTTCTCGCGCAGACCGCGATCGGAGTTGAAGTGGTCCAGGGTCTCGACGTCGTTGGTCAGCGAGTATTCCGGGGTATTGCCCAGATAACGCTCACCCTCGCCGATGTTGGTGCCGGGTTTGAATTTGTTGAAGAACACCTCGCCGCGGCCGAGCGTGTATTTCTGGGTTTCATTCGCCATCGTTATTCCACCTTTTCAGTCGGATCGATAAGGTTGACCGGCAGGGTGACCCTGATCGGCATATAAAAGAAAGCCTTGGCCGACACACCCTCTTGGGCTGGCCTTACCGCGTCCTGGCCGATATCCATGTCGGAGATCAAGCCTTTCAGCATGTAGACGCCAGGCCAGCGTGGCCGGTTCGAACCTTCGTCGAGAGATACTATATCAGACAATCGCCGCTGAACATCCGCCAGAAGCGGGTAAACAGGGTCTGTCGGGTTGCGAGCGTCATCCTCTGCCCAGCCTTGCAGCAGCAGAACCCACGTGTCCTTGCGCAGGGTCTTCTGTTCATCTGCGAAGAACCCGTCAAGCGGCGACGGGGTCTCCAATATATTGATCATGGGCACTTGCTCGTTCGCACCAAATACCGCACGGCCTCGGAACACCTTGCCGCCCAGGTCGTGCTGGTAGCCGTTGGCGCGGGTGATCCCCTCCAAGTGCGCCGTCAGCGCCTTGAGGACTTGCAATTTAATGTGGTCAGCCACCTGTCAACCTCGCAAATTGTCTGAAGAATTCCGTTGTTACCATATCGCCGATAGGCTCGGCAACTTGGTCGGTCACCCCGCCGAACACCTGATCGACCGACGGGCCGTAGAGCAGCGCCACCCGGCCTTCTGCCAGCCAGGATGTGTGGGCCGTCCGTTTATTCACCCGCTCGCCGGGTCGGAGGACAAGGGCCAAGCCGACGTTGTAGTTGTCCTCGTCCAAAGATGCGCCTTTGCGTAGCCTGACCAGGAATGCGTTTTTCATGTAGGTGGTGCGGCCGTTCTTGACTCGGACCTGCACGCCGCCCTTGCCGTTTAACACGGTGGGCCCTGTGGCGAATCGCGCTAAGCTGGTGGCCCGTTTACGGCCGAGGATGACGGCCTCGAGATCGGCGTTGGTGGCCCGCTTTACCACTTTCAAACGGTCACCGGCAAGATAGCCTCGCGGGAACGCGACATCTTCCATCATCTCTTTGCGGATCAGCGTCATGCCCTGCCGGGTGGCCGTGTCGTTGATGGCCATGCGGGCCGCCATAGTGGCCGCCTCGGGGACACGCTTAAAGAACCGCTCCAAGTCGCTGAGACCCTTGTTGCTGATGCGGATCATTTGCGAGCCACCCACCACTTCTGCTCGACCGGGCCTGTCATCGGTTCCATCTCTTCGAGCACGAGCACCGCGCCGTGGTACTCAGGGCCCATGGTGATCGTGTCCCCCCGTTCAAGCGCGATGCCTTTGTCCGCCAGTTCATCGATGTCGAACACCATGCGGTCGATGCCTTCGATCACGTCGGCGTAACCGTCAGACGTGCCGTTACCTTGCAGCACCAGCTTGTTGTGCCAGCGCACTTGAATGGTGGTATGGATGTCGGACCCGTAAGACCTGTGACCTGCAGATACAGAAAAGGCCGCGTGAACGGCCTTTCGTGCTCTGGCCTTGATTTCAGCCAATGTTGCCATGTTACAGGTCTTCGTCGACCGGCGCCTTATTGGCACCTTTCTTGGCCGGAGACGGTGCAGGCTCTTCGGCATCCGGAGCCGACTGCGCGGCTTCCTGTTTTTCCATCAGTGCAATTTCAGCTTCGTCCAGTTTACCCATGCACTCCGGGTTAATTTGACGCAGCTCTTGGAATTCTTTGTCGGTCAGGGTGATCACTTCACCCGGCTCTACGACTTTCTGCGAACCATCGCGATACAGGATGATGGTCTGCAGGGCCTTACGGATTACATCTGCCATGTGGCGGTCCTCTCTTATCCGATAAAGGGGGCCCGGTTACCCGGGCCACTCTGGTTAGCTCGCCGATCAGGTACTGGTCTTGATCAGGAAGGATGCGTTGGGGTCGGCCGGGACCATCAGCGGTGCACCTTGGGACATCAGGTACTCCACACTCGGGTCTTCGTTTTCCCAGTTTTTCGGGAAGAACGGCAGGGCTTGGTAGCCGGCGCCTTTGTCCAGGATCGCGCCGAAGCAACGGACGCCCTGGATGGCTTCCGAGATACCCACGCAACCGTTCTGCGGCATCAGATACTGCATCTGGCCCGCTTCATCGGTGTACTTGCGGGTGTCTACCCACAGCTCGATGAGACCGCCGCCCGTGTAACCGGAGACACGGCCCATGTACTCAACGCCTTCGAACCCATCCCACAGCTTGGTCACGCCGGTGTTGCCGTTGACCTGGGTCTTGTCCATCAGGTCTTTGAGGCGGTCCTTCTCTTTCGCGTAGAAGTCCGCCCAGGCGGTTCCGCCGAACACGATCTGGGTGATGGTCGCACCAGACATGGACTTGTCGTTCGCGATACGGCGAGCGGCGTAGATGTCATCCAGTGGCTTGGCACCAGCGTCTTTCCAGTTAGCGGTGATGGTCAGCGCGGCGTCACGACCGAAGTCGACACGATGGGTCGGGTAGTCTTCTCCGGACACATCCACGTAGCCGTAGATCGCCGCTTGGGCCGCCATCCACTCCCAGCGGTTTTCGTGCATGGCACGTTGCTGCTGCAGCAGATAGGTGATCACCGCGTTGCGACGCTGGGCCAAAGACAGTTTGCCCATGGCCGGGATCTCGCCCGGTTGCACCGGCAGGATCATGTTCGGGTCAACGACATCCTTCGGCTTAACGTAAGCTGGCTTGAATGCCTTACGGTTGTAGCCTTCATGTTTCAGGACACGGCCCTGCGCGGTCGGCGCAACGAACGGCGCAAGGCGAGCGTAGTTAACGGACACCTTGTCGAACGCGATCATTTCTTCTTCGAAGTTCACCTGACGGGTGAAAAACTTCAGCCAGAAGCTGGGCAGTCGCTTGAATTTGCGCTGCACTTCCAGCAGTTGATAAGTCGGGAAAAGACCTGCCATGTTCGTTGCTCCTTACAGCAGTGACTTGATGGCGATGTTGGTGCGCAGGAACGCAGCCTTACGTTTCGCCAAGGTGTCGAGGGATGAGTGCCAGACCAGGACTTCATGGTTGAAGTCACCGCCGATGTAGCCCACGACGTTGCCTGCGTTGGCCAGAGCCACCGCATACAGGGTGATACCCACGGCCTTCTCGGTGCCATCCGAGGCGGTTGGGTCGTGCGGAACGGCTTTGCCTGCTGCATTGACTGCGAATACTTGGTATTGCGCCAGGTTCGCTCCGACCGGGAAATTGTCAGTGACGATATCGGCACTGCCAGCGAACAGGTGAACCGGCGAGTAAGTGCCGAGGTCTACGTTGCCCGCGAAAGGGGTATGTCCGTTCATGTCGGCTCCTTACTTGTTGAAGTCGTAGCCGGTGGCAGCGGTGAACGCTTCCATCAGCTCGTTTGCGCCGGATTTCTCGACCTTATCTTCGGCCTTGCCGTCCGGACCGATGTTCGGGTTGTCGTCCTTGTCCATGGCCGCAACGAACTTCTCGTTCTTCTGATCGGCGGCCTCTTCCTTCTTCTCAGGCGCTTCGGCTTGAGCAACGGGGGCGACGGCCAGCAATGCGGCGGCATCTTCCACCGACATGTCGGTGTTCAAGGCCAAGTGATTGGCCATGGCCTCGCGGCCTTTGGCATTCGGGTGACCGATGATGGCCCCTACGCGTTGCCGTTCGGCCTGTTTGGCTTCGTTAAGTTCCATCAAGGACTCTCCTGTTGATTCATCATCTTTGGACGTTTCACTGGGGCCACCCAGGAACGCCCGAATAGCCTCAAGGGGAGATGCTACACTATCGATCAACCCCAATGCCAGTGCATCGTCTGCACTATAGCATCTTGCCTGCGTGGCTTTCACGGCTTCCACGCTCATATTTCGGTTACGTGCTACTGATTCGACGAATTTGTTGTAGGTGGCATCCACCGATTTCTGCATGTCGGCTCGGACATCGTCCGGTAATTCCGCATACGGGTGACCGTCTACCTTGTGGTCGCCTGCGTGGATCAGGGTGATGTTCAGGCCCCAGTCCTCCAACATCTTGCTCATGTCGACGTGCATTGTGTAGACGCCGACGCTGCCCGCACCGCCGGTTGGAGTGACGACCACTTCATCCGAGGTGGACGCCAGGGCGTAGGCGGCGGAGTAGCAGGCGCTGTCCACCACGGAGATGGTAGGCTTGGTGCCGCGCAGCGCGAAGGCCTCGTCCGCCAGTTCGAAACAACCCGCCGCTTCACCACCGCCGGAGTTCACGTCGTAGACGATCGCTGTCACATCAGGATCCGCCATCGCTGCGTCACGTTGGCGGCGGATGAAGTTGTAACCGGTGACATAGCCGTAGCACTGGCCGAACCGGTTAATTAGGCTGCCGTGGATAGGGATGACGGCCACGCCGTTCTGGAAAGCAAACGGCTTGTTCTGCGCTCGGCTGTCGAACCCATAGGCCGCACACAGCGACTCCATGACTTCATCCCGCTTGATCGCCCCGCTCTCCGGGGTTTCAGCATGCAGGTTCTGCAGGTCCATCTGCAGACTGGATTTGTTGACAGCCACCATCACCGCCGCATGGTTCATGCGCAGCAGGGCCTGTTGGGATACGGTCACGCTCATTCAGTTGGCTCCTCGTCGGGCTCTTGTTTGCCCGAAACGGTTGAAGGTTTCTTCTCGACCGGCACCAGTCCGTACTGCTTCATCATCTTCTGCTCACGGGACCGCTGGCGGATCACTTGGCGCCAGTCTACACCAAGGCGGGCGCACTCGTCCTCCAAGGTTGACAGCTGGTTGTTCAACCGCAGCTCGGCCGCCTCGGTCTCTTTCTTCTCGTCGATCTGGCCACGGCTTGCGCCAATCCAGGTGCAGCATGTCAGTGCTTCACGGATCATCGGGTCGTAGAAGTCATCCGGGGTGTAGCCGGGTGGCATCGGGATGTTGCCGCGGGCGATCTCTTCCTCCAGCCACAGGGTGTAGACCTCTGTGGCGAATGCGTCGGCCACTATCTTCTTGCGGCTCTGCATGAACTTCCAGGTCTCCGCCATGGATGCCCGCGAGCTCGAGTAGTTAGTCTGGGTGTAATCCCGGGAGAACTGCTCGTAGGACAGCCCGAGCGAGGCGGCGATCTTGCGCAGCATCGAGGCTTCGAAGTCCGTGCCGACACCGCCAGGGGTGCCGAGTGGTTGGGCCTTGTACTTGGTGCCGGGGAACAGCACGGGTGCCTTGACCCCATCCACGGAGATGTTCTTGGACGCCGCCATGTAAGCCGACAGCCCGTCCATGTACGTGGCCAGGTACCCGGCAAGCGGAGATTGGTCCCCACCGCCCATTGCTTGGAAGATCATCTCGGTCGGCAGCTCGGACTCGATCACTGCGGCGTAGCTCGCATTGACCACTGCGTTCTGCAGCGTTACGTCGCTGAACTTCTTGGTCATGTGGAAGTCTTTGAGACTCGCCACCATCTCGGAGATCCCGCGAGGTTGGCTCGGCAGCAATTGCTCCATGATGTGGACAACCTGGCGACGGCCCCACGCTTTGCGGGCCAACACTGGCTTCCACTTCCAGCTGTCGATCTCGGTCAAGTCCCCAGGGAACGATGTGCGGAACCAGTAGCGCCACGGTGCGCCGTAGTCGTCTACGTCGATGCCGGACTTGCGCCGATCGGTATCGCTCTCCCCGTTCGGGTTGCTCAAACGGTAGGACGAGACCATTTGCACGGCCGTGCTGAACGGACGGCGCCTGTCGCGGATCCACTCGGCGGTGGCAAGGACTTCACCTGCGAGCAGGAAGTTGCCTACCGCCATGCGGACGAGGCCGGTGAGCGTCTTCTTGCGTTCGGCGTCGAACCAGCAGTTCGGAGAGTCCGAGACTAGGTTGAACCGGCTCTCAACCAGTTCCTGCCACATCTCCGCCCACTCTTCCGTTACGCCGAGCACTAGGGAGTTCGGCTTGGCGTTCAGGTTGAACTGTGCGCCGACGATGGAGTCGCGGTGGATCGCCACTGCGCCCTGCGCCATTCCGCTATTCTGGACGGCGTCCTGGGTGCGGGCATCCGCCATGCCCTTGTCCGCAGAGACCATTGCGGCGGGTGAGACGACGGAGGGCTGCCAGCTCATGAGCGTTTGTGACAAGCGGTCGGCCCCTTCCAAGCCGCCCCCCGCCATCTGTGCCCCTTTGCCGTCGTGTTCGAGTGTTGTTACTTTGATGTCTTTCATCAGAAGGTGAACCGCAGCGGGCCGCGAGACGCCGGCGCGACGCAGGAGGATCCGTCGGTCATTTGGCTTCGCAGCTGATTGATGTAGCTCTGGAGCGCCAGCTTGTTGGCCGCGGTGTACTCGACACGCTCCCCGTTTTGATCCACGAAGACGCGAACCGACTGGCCCAGCATCAGCTCATGGTATGCTTTTTCGGCTTCCGCCAGTTTCGCTTGAATATCAGTGCAGCTCATTATGCTAGCGCCTCCGCAAATTTACCGAAATCAATGGTCTTGGGCTGCGCCATGAAACGGGTCGGATCTTCTCGACTGCGCACCAGGGCGTTCTTGTCCCAAACATCCGCCCACGCTGGCGGATTTTCCCAATCTATCATCTCAACGTTGAGTAGTTTCGGGGATATGCATACCCCAAGGCAATAGTAACTCAAGTCCCACGCCTCGTTTCGCAGTTTCTGGGGGTTCTCCCAGCCCTTGTCTGTTCGGATCTCGGCACACATCTCTGCATACCATGAGTCCGGCAACCACTTCGGATAGTGGAACATGCCGCGCCCTGGCTCGATGACATCCAGTCTGCCGTTTAGGGCGTCCTTCAACATGTTCGGGTTGAACATGAGCAGCGGAATGTCGCCACGGGCCGCCGACTTGTTGTCTTTCTTCTGACTGTCTGGGTAGGAGATCCGTGTCCGGGGGGCGGACGGGTTGCGGTCGCCCTTCACCAGAATGAATCGGCCGTTCTCACCGCGCTCTCGCAGCCAGCGGTAGAAGTCATATGCTCGATCGGTAACACCGACCTGACCGCCCGAGTCACAGGTCGTGAATTTCACCTTCATCATCCGGCCTGACCCGTCGCCCAGCTCATACTCCTTGTCCATGACCTGCTCTTTGATGAGCTGCCAGTCGTCCAGGTAGGCGTTGGGTTTGACCAGTTCCGGATCCCCGTCCTCATCCACGCGCTTTGACTTAGTGATGTTGAACCGGTCGATCAGCACAAGGTCGTGCGGGCGCCCGGGCATGATGCCGTGCACCTGCACCACGAATGCGTTTTTCTGCACGTCCACGTTGCCCACAATGAACCTGACACCCTCCGGCACCATCTGCTCTGGTAGCTCGACCGCCTTTGACTTCATCGCCTCTGGCAGACGGATGCTGTCGGTCATCTTGGGGACATAGGGCTCCCCCATGTCGTTGTTCCAGAATTTCTTGAGCGATTCCTCAGATCCGGTGCGCTCGTGCTCGTCGTGTGCATCGAGGTAGGTCAGGACCAGCTTCGGCCACGTCACAAACGCCGCCGCTGTGCCGCGCAGCCAGTAGCTGGCGAAGGTGGTGCGGGGTCGCTTGCCTGCGAGCTGCCCCTTGTTGTTGACGTGCATGCCTTCCGGTACCCACATGCCCCACTGTTGCATCTCGTGGCGCTCGTCCGGATGGATCATCGTTCCGCAGTGCGGGCAGGCCATGTGGGCCGTCGATGCCTTCTCCAGGTTGGAGTCGTGCTTGTCTTCCCAGACGAGCAGGTCGAACTTACCTTCGAACCACGTCCAGCAGTGCAGGCATGGCCACTGCCAGCGGCGGCGGTCGCCCCGGTTGTAGAGCGCCATGATCCCGGTGCAGGGTGGCGCCTCATGCGGGCTGCGCGGGATCCACTTCGAGTCAAGGATTGGGTGAGACGGCGAGCTCTCAGCCGCACACATGGCGAAGGTGCCGAACGTAGTTGTCCGCTTGGTCGCCAAGTCGAAGGCGTTACCGTCGCCGCCCACGTCGATCGGCATCCTGTCGAAGTCGGTCATGATGATGCGGCCGACCGGTCTACCTGCCAGCTCGGTGACGGACGGCCAGCTGATCGTGAAGATCATGCCGGTCACGTAGTGCTTGTCCATCACGTTGTCCGCGTCTCGCCCCTTCAGCAGCATGGCGCCGATCTCAGGCGAGTGCCGGTGCAGACGGTCAACCCGTCGGATCGAGAAGTCGCGGGCGGCCGAGTTGGTCGGACAGAACAGCATGGTGTCCATCGGGTCGACCTTCACCGAGTAAGCGAGGCCGTTGATTACGATGGCGTCGGTGTTATGGGTAGGCACCATCTGCTCGCCGACCAGGAACAGGTGACTCTCGTTGCTGACCGATATGCACCGGACAGGCACGGATTGAACCTGGACTACTCGGGCTATGGTCCGCCAATGCCACGGGCTCGTGTCCACCTCAACCATCGTCCCTTTCATTTTTGCGCGATACCCTAGCGACACGGCCAGTTCTTGGAAGGATAGGGCCTGCGCTCGCGTGGATGCTTTGACCTCGATGACCCCATCGCGTCCTTCCGCCAATGCTTCGAACGCCTCGCGGCGCTGTTCGATAGACCCTCTCAGGAGCCTCATCGGAAGGGGTGCCCCGGTACTGACTGCATGCGCGACAACCACAGTGGCCACTAAGGGTGATGGGGGGAGGGCCAATGGCTTGGTTGTCCGGATCAGATAGTCTTTGTGGTTTTGCGACTGGAATATTTCATCGGTGGTAACTACCGCACGGGCCAAGTCGTCTTCCGTGGTGTAGTAGACCTCCCAGCGGTGGACGCCATCCGCGATGATCTCCGAACCATCATCGAACTCAATGCGGTAGCACTCCCGATCTTGGAAAACTGGGGTTACATAGGTGACCGTTGTCGGGACGCCTTTCTCGCTGAAAATCACATCCCCTGGTTCGATTTCACCCATGGTCGTCCAGCCTGACGGCGTGGCCACTGGTGTTTCTACCCAGATCGGTTTGCCGCTTTGTGCGGGACCTGCGAATGCCATGTTCGAATAGTCGCGAGACGCGAAGGTGTTCATCGGCTCGACCATGTAAGGGGCTGTGCTGTTGTCCCACTGACCGACGTAGGCCCCTGGCTGGTTGATGAACCGGTACTTCTCGGCTGCCTTGGCCACCGTCATCCGCTCTGGCGGCCTCAAGTTCTCGGCCAGGGTGCGGACTATCTCTCGAAGCGACTTATAGCTCATCGTCCTCCGCCTCCGGCTCTTTGAACTGCTCGACCAGATCATCCGCCATGTCGTTCAAGGCCCCGTCGATGAGCGAGCTGATCTTGTCGCGCTGCTGCGCCGTCAGCATATGCTCGCGCTCAACCGCGTCCTGTACCAGTAGCATCGACATGCGCAGGCGCTTGAATACGTCGCCCATCACCCCGATGACCTTCTCCGTGGGCCACAGCTCGCCTTCTTTGAGCTGGTACTCCTGCTTTGCCCGCATGCCCGCCCAGAACTCCTTGGACAGGTGTTTCGGCAGGTCGTTGTGGTGCATCCGCTTGAGGTAGGTCTCGATGTCATAGAGCGGCTTGACGAGGTACGGCGCCACCTCGTGGATGGCGTAAATCGGATACCCCGCACGGGCGCCGCACGGGGTAATGGGGGATTCTGCAAGTTTGGCGGCGATGTCCCGCCTGTCCATTCGGAAGATCTTGACCAGCTGCGACTGGGTGCAGCCTTGGAAGATCATCTCTTCCGATTTCTTGTCAATCTGGTTATTGCGGAGGGCGTTTAAGCCCTCCTTGACGGTCGCCGCTTTAGCCATCGTTCTGCTCCCGCTGCTTCCAGAAGTCAGCCAGTTGCTGGTAGTTCCAAGCCTCTGCTCCGTCTTTGGCCTTATCTCTCTTCTCTTCGCACCATTTGCTCGCACTCACAGCATGTCCTCCATCGCTTCTCGTTCTTTCCGGCGTTTGTTGGCGAGGCGTTTGAGCCGCTGGAACAGCCACTCTTGTGTGTCTCGTTTTTCTTTAAGTCGGACCACCTCTTTCTCGTCGGCCGTGCCTTTCGCCACGAGATGGTAAAGCAGCACCTGCCTAGTCTGCCCCTGACGGTGCAAGCGGCCGATCACCTGCTGGTAGGTCTCCAGGCTCCATGGGATGTCGTAGAAGATCATCACTCGGCCGCCTTTCTGCAGGTTTAACCCGTGGCCGGCTGACATCGGGTGGACCAACAACTTCTTGATTTTGCCTTTGTTCCATGGTGTCACGGCATTGCCGGACTTGTCCATGGCGACCGCATCGGGGAACTTGGCCAGTAGGCGTGCTAGCGTCGGCTTGAAGTGATAGACGATCATCACGTTCTCCCCATCCAGCTGCTCCAGCAGGGCCTCCAGGGCGTCCATCTTGTGGTCGTGCAGCGGGTGGGCCGTTCGGTTTAGCTTGGGTTTGCCGTTCACCAGCTCTCGCTCCGAGTGATAGATGAACCCGGACGCCATCTGCAGCAGCTTGCTGGCCAGTGTGGCCGCCGTCTTCGCCTCGATGATCAGGGACTCACCGTCCTCCTGCATGACCTCTGTCAGGAAGTCCTCTTCCATCGCATTGTAGCGGCTCATCTCCGCATCTGAGAGATAGACCGGACTTTCGATGTGTTGCGGCTGTTTCATGTCCAGGTAGTCTTCCGCCTTTATGACAAGGCAGATGTCCTGGATCTTGGACGTGATCTCTTCCTTGGCACCGGGGCGCAGGTCCCACTTCATCGACCAGCGGTTCTGTGTGAAATACTTCTCACGGTAGCTGGTTACTGTCTTGCCGAGGCGTTCACCCTGGTCGAGCAGGTAGATCTGGGCGAACAGGTGCAGATAGGACTCCGCCGCCGGCGTGGCTGTCAGTTGAACCATGCGCTTCATGTATTTGCGGACGTTCTTCAGCGCCTTGAACCGCTTGGTGGTGTGGTCCTTGAACGCCGAGCTCTCATCGATGATCACCATGTCGTAGGGCCATTTGGTGCGCCACTGGTCCACCAGCCACTCCACGTTCTCACGGTTGATAATGTGGATGGACGCCTTGGACTTAATGGCCTGCGCCCGCGTCTTGGCATCTCCTGTCAGCACCTGGTAGTTCAAGCAGCAGGTGTGCTCCCACACACTGAACTCGTCCGGCCAGGTCTTGTTGGCCACTTTCAGCGGGGCGATGATCAGCACCTTGTTGACCTCGCCGTTCATCAAGAACTCGGCCGCCGCCGTCATGGCGGTGACCGTCTTGCCGAGGCCCAGGTCAACGAACAGGGCGCAGAACGGGTTATCCCGGATGAACTGCAGTGCCGTGTGCTGGTAAACGTGCATGTCACTCTCGACACGCTCGATGTTTTTGCGGCGGGATGCCCGCCACTTATCAAAAGAAGTCCAGATCTGATTTCGCGTCATTGACATTGTCCCATACTCGAACTATAGCGCCGTGCGCTCGCATCTCTTTGTGCCGGAGGGCTTGCTGCGCTGTGGGCAACTCGCCGGGGCGCTTGATCTCCCCGAACAGGTGAACCCCGTCGCGGATAAACAGGCGGTCTGGTACCGCCCGTTTTCCTGGGGATGTGAACTTGGCCACCCACCATCCGGTGGCCTCTGCCCACTCCCTGATATCCTTCTCGACCTTCGACTCTCGGATAACCGGTGGTTTCGGCATGATCAATCCTTCCGGTAGCAATCATGAACAAAGCCCGCTGCGCCGAGGGGTAACCCGGGGGCCCAGCTGATATCCGCTGTCATGCAACGGTGGACGAAGGCCAGGGCCTGATCGTCATCTGCGTCTTCGTCCACCTCGTTCACCAGTTCATCGTGGATGTGCATGACTGTCTCAATGTCCCACGGAAGATGCTCGTGCGTGAGGCCGTGTTTATCGACGCGAGACATGCCGATCGCCAGTACATCCCGGGCCACCGCCTGAACAATGTTCTCCACCAGTTTGCCACCGTGGGAGTAAACCCGGACCCAGCCGCTCCCTTGCATCGGCTTCGACATGTAGCTGAAGTTCGCCTTGGTATACTCCTCTCCGTCTTTGCCCTTCATGGTGCGCTGCTCCATCTTCGGGTCGAAATAGTAGAGTCGGCGCCCTGACGGCAGCTTGATGCAGAGGAATGGTTTGCGGAACTCGATTACCAGGGGCAGCTCGTAGTCTGGGCCGTCGTCGCAGCGTCGGACAACTTTCACATCCTGTTTGGTGCTCAAGCAGCGTTTTACTGCGTTCTCAAGCGCATACCATGTCTGCACGATCTCGGGGCACAACTCACGGAAGGCCTGCACCGATGAGTGCGCCTCCTCCTTGGTCATGAACACGCCCATGTTCTCGCCGTAGGCCCACAGGCCGGTCTTCTTGCCGTCCTCCAGTAGGTCACCACCGCCTAGGCGAAATCCAGCGCCGAGGGTCGCCGGTTTTGCCTTGCCGCGGTGTGGCTTGGTCTCTTCGTATGGCAGGTGTAACCACTCGCCGGCGAACGCTCGGTATATGTCGTGGCCTGCGGCCAGGGTGTCCATGAACCACTTGCAGTTAGTCACCCAGCCGATAACTACAGATTCGATGGAAGACAGGTCGCACACCACAAACTTTTTGCCAGGGCCGGGTACAAACGCCGATCGGATGCATCCGACCAATGTATCCATTGGCTCGCCGTTCAGCAGGTCGAGGCCTGACAGGTCTCCTGCGCGGATCATCTCGTTGGCCCAGCTGAGTGGGGTGACTTCTTCCAAGGCCTTCGGCGTGCGTGGCAGGTTCTGTGTCTGGATCCGGCGACCAGCCCAGCGGCCTGTGCGTGATGCGCCGTGGAACTGCAGGGAGAAGCGGAACCGGCCGTCTTCACCGGAGGCATCCAGCATGGTCTGGTATTTGGCCAAGCTGCTCTTGTTGGAGTTCTGGCGCATGCGCAGCACGTTTACCGCGACCGGCTCGATGCCGTTATGATCGGCCTCACGGATCACCTTCTTCACGGTGTCCGCCCGCAGGTCTTGGAACGGGTAGCCGTTGGCCTGCAACCATGGGAGCAACTGCGGGGTTGACCCCGGGTTCGCACAGCCGGTGATCCGCTTCATCTGGGAGATGATAGCCGGCTTGCGTCGTTCCGCCAGGGTGAGCGCCTGCTTGGCGAAGTGCGTGTCGATCTGCACACCCCGGTCATTGATGCGCTGGTCGATGGCGTACATGTGCCACTCGCGCTCTGGGATCGGGTATTTGTCGCTGTCCAGCTTCGCCTTGATGGCCATCTCTGAAACAACGTCCTGCCGGTTGTATCCGCCGAAGCTGCCCCACTCTTCCGGGTTGGTCAATGCATCCAACCAGCGGTAAGGCTGGTTCTTTGTCGGTTTCTTTGGCTTGCAGAACATCTGGATCAGCTTCTTGCCCTCATCCAGTTTCAGCTTGTCCTGCGGCAGGCCCATCGCCTTGCCGATCGTAGCGAGGTCCCCTGAGAAGCCCATCATGTATGCCAAGATCATGGTGCAGCGCCAGCTCTCGTATGGCGTCTCGATACCCCAGCGGCGCAGCGTCATGATGCGCTCGAAACCTGCGTTGAAAGCCCACTTCATGACGTCCGGATCCGCCAAGGCTTCTCGTAGCTCGGCTGGTGGGCGTTTGCTGTCGGTAATGTCCCAGTATTGGACACGGCCGCCGTTGACAGACCATGCGGACATGATGATCTCGGTGGACCGATCGGCTGAATAGCGGTCAAGGCCGTATTTTTTGAGGTCGATCTCCGAACGGGATTCGAAGTCGAGGTTGATGAAGTCTGACATTTTGGCTCCTTTGACGAAAAAGCCCACGTCTTAGGTGGGCTTGGCGACGGTTAACGTTGATTACAGGTCGTCATCATCATCATCGTCATCGGAGGGTTTGGACTTCTTGCCGCCTGATTTCGGCGCCTCGTCGTCTTCATCCCACAGGTCGTCATCGTCGATACGGCCTTCACCGAACTGCTCGCCGTCCGCGCGGAACTTGACAGACAGCAAGTTCGCATTCACGCGCTTCCCATAGCTATTATCCTGAAACCACGGGCGAATGATGATATCGACGTAGCAACCCGGGTAGATCACGTCGGCGATCTCGTCCACTTCAAGCAGGTCACCGTTGCCATCGCGAACCTTCGGACGCTTTGTCTCACGGGCCGAGAGTGTCCACATCCCCTCGCACTCTTCCTTGTCGCTGTCGTCACCGTTTTTGATGAACAGCTTGTCCTTGGCCACTTTCGCATTCTTGTTGGCCTTCTTGAGGCCATCAATCACCTCAACACAGGCTTCCTTGACCGCTTCGTGGGTAGCCTTATCTGCCAATCCGAGGATGGAGAACTTCGGCTCACCACCGTCATCGCCAGCGTAAGGCTTGTCCAGGTGCGGGTAGCTTGCGCGGACGTTCAGGATCTTGATGATGCCGCCCTCGTAGAGAGCACCGATCACTTCAGAGCCGTTTTTAAGTTTGCGGATAATCGCGGGACCTTTTGCCATTTCACATTCCTTACCGTCTTATCGGTTTAGTCGATTTACTGATTACAGCTCGTCGTCTTCATCGTCGAACATCCCCTCATCATCCCAGAGGTCCTCTTCATACGACTCCAACTCGGGGCGCTTGTCCGACATGGGCACCAATGTTGGTTTCCCTGCCGGTTTTCTCACATACCGCTCCAGGGCCTCGTGGGCTACCTTCTTCGGTACTTTGAGCTCGTTCCGCAGCGCATCTTCTGCCTGTGTTGGCGACAAGAGCTTGCGGGTGTAGATCTGTGTTTCTTCCAATCCGTACATGATTAACAGGTCTGCGGCTTTAGCCTCGTCCACGTATTCGCGGTTGGTGCGGGCCTCAACCAGTTTCATGTTAGGGACTTTCTCGCCTTCCAGGGCTCTGCGCTCCAAGTTCTCATCCATGGTGCGCCACCATGACTCCACCAGTCGGCGATATGGCCGCAGCTTGGCCAGTTGCTCTGTTGTAAATCTGCTCACGTCTGCGGGCCTCACTCTGTATTTGCCGCGTCCGATCCAGTCTGCGAACTCCTCAAGCTCTTCGCCTGTGTATTCCCGGCCAATGTCCTTGAAGTTGCCCTCGATGAGAGCGTGCTGCAGTCTCGCCAGGGCGACGCAATCCGACTTGACCTTGCACCACTGGCACGCCTTCTCGCAGGGGCTCCTTGGGGCATTGGGTTGCCATGCGGCAGTGGCCCGTTCCTTGAGGTAATCAGCGAACTCCAGTAATTCAGCCCGGCTGATCGTCCAGCTGTCGAAATGTCCGAGCCGTGGCTGGGCAATCCGCATCTCGATCACTTCGAAGTGGTAGAGATGGTCATACTTCAGGAAGAACCCAAGGGCATAAATCTGCGCCTGTGTGTTCCCTTCCGCGAACACCTGGATACCTTTCCCATACTTCAGGTCGGTGATCACCAGTTTGCCGGGTTGGCACGCTGCGTGGTCTGCCGTTCCTGACTGGTTAGGGAGCGGTGTCAGCTCGCTGAAGAACACCCGCGTTTCGGTGTAATGCTCACCGGGTTCGAACATGCACCAGTCAACGTACTCTTGGACATAGTCCATCATGACTTGGGTGACCGGTATTTCGAACCTTAAACCTCGCTCCTCGACGACCTGTACGGTGCCTATGAGCTCTTTCGGCTTCCGACCTGACCTCAGCCATGTCTCTGCGACGAAATGCGCCACAGTGCCTTCTGCGGCTTCTGGTGAGGTTCGGTCCTCCTCCATCATGTTCGCGATAAGGCTTCCGGCGCAGTGAAGCCACATTGCTGAACCGGACGGTGAAAATACTGAGTGCCCTGATTTGTTTATTTCCTCAGCCAGTTTGGCCAAGGCGGTCTTGTTTGTGATAAGTCTGGCCTTTCGGCCAGACTTACGGATGCGAGGTGCGACCGTCATTACAGGTCTTCTTCATCTTCCTCGTCGTCATTGCCCGCGCCTTCCAGCAGCATTTTCGCCAGTTCAAGCACTTTCTCGGCGTGTTCCTGGGCAAGGTTTGCCATCTTGGTTTCCGGCACACCGGCTTCCTTCATGATGCGGCGGGCTTCGGCGATACCGAGGCTCTCGTCATCCTTGACGGCGATCAGCGCGTCCTTGGCTTCCTGCAGGCTCACCTTCGGCTCTTCTTTGGGGGCTGTCTTGGCCGTGGTCTTGCGAGTGGTGGTCTTGCGAGTGGTGGTCGCTGCAGGCTCTTCTTCCTTGGCAACGGTCTTGGTCTCGGTGGCGGCGGAACCGCCTTTCAACATGGCCAGGATGGTGGCTGCGTTCTTTTCGAATTGTTCGGTGGTGAAAGTAACTTGGATGCTCATGGCAATCTCCGTATTTGGTTAGGTTGGTTCATGTCTTGACTTGACGAGGTTGAAGATACGCTCGGTGCACGCACCTGTCAACCTCTGTTTTACGATATTTGACGTATTTTGCTATAGCTCATCGTCATCATCATCGTGCATTCCGGTGTCGTCGAAACCTGCAGGTGCGCTGCCTGATAGCGGTGGCATGTCGAAGACTCGCCGCCCGCCGTGGGTCTTGCGCGGATCGCCGACAAGTCTCCGTAGAATGTTCGATACCGTTCGGGCCATCATCTTGCTCGGGTTCTTGTAGCCGATCACCTTCAACACCTCGGTGGCCGTCATGCGCACCTTTTCGTCGTTCTTACCTGTTCTGGTCCAGTCAAAATCGTCAAGGATCGCCTCTTCGATCGGGTCAGTATTCTCGTGATCCCGGTTGTGCTCGATGAGCGCCTTGTTTTCCTCGGCCGTGAGCCACCACTGCTCGCCGCGGCGATACAATGCGTAGACCTCCGCCCACAGCTGCTGCATGTCGATGTCGTGGTCGTGGTTGACCGCCGTTACCGGGATCGTCCACCAGCGCGTGTTGCCGGTCTCGTCCACTAGGAAGTTGTGCTCGTTCACCGATGCGAAGAATACCGTGCGGCGGGCGTATTCCGACGCTCGGCGGTCATAGGGCATTCGCACCTTGTCGGTTCCCTGGGATACAAACGCCTTCATTCGGGCGATATCCGACTTGCGGAACGTCGCATCCAGTTCGCCCAGCTCACAGATCCAGTGGGTGAGCGCGTTGATCACCGTGTCCTTGTTGTCAGGGTCAACCGCCACGCCCTCCATCACCAGGTTCTGGTCATCTGGCCCGAGCCGGAGGGCCCAGCGCGTCTTACCCATGTACTGGCCGCCGACAAACACCAGGACGCCGCGGGCTTGCCGGCGAGAGCTGCCGCCGTCGATGCCCATGGCCACCGCGGACACCAGCCACCGTCTGATCAACGTCTCTTTCAACCGGAGGTCCATCGGGCTCTCCACCGTTCGATACAGATCCTTGAGCCGGGAACGCCCGTCCCAGGGCTTGCTCATCACCCATTCTTCCACAGGGTTGTATCTGTTCTGGTCGGCGATGGTGCGCAAGAACTTATCGGTGGACGCGGTGGACAACGTGTTGAGGCTGCACAGCGACTCCACTGCGTAGAGCTCACAGTTGGCCCGGTTGTCCATGCTGAAATCCTTGCCGATCCCTGATATGCGCTGCTCCTTGCGGATTTCGTCGTATCGACAAGTGATCCCGTACTCCGAGAGCAGATAGCCGAGGTTATCGACGGTGTTCAGGGGGCCGCCACGGTCCGACAAGTGGGGGAACCCCAGTTTGTTGATGGACTCGGAGAGGTTGATCCCTTCTGTCTTGACGCGTTCCCATGCCGCGTTCACCGCTTCTTTCGCCTGAGCATCCACGGACGGGCTAAGAGTCAGTTTGCCGAGCCGTTTGCGCCACACATCCCATGTTGCTCGGGTCTCGGCGCGGTTAAGCCCCGGGATCACCTTCTCAAGGGCTTTCTGGTCATCCTGCGCCCACTTGACCCACTTCCGGATGTCGTTGATCTTCGACACCGGCGTGTCTTTGTCCAAGGACAAGCGGCCGAAATTGCCGTTTTCCCACTTATCCTCGAACGAATCTTCATCGAAATTGGGGGCCTTGGACGACCACTCGCGGGCCAGTTCCTTGAACTCGTCGGGTTCTCTCTCCCCGTCCTTCAGGGCTGCCAGAACGGCGACCCACCTGCCGTATTCGGTCTCAGCGGGCAGTTTGTCAAGAAATCCGGCCAATTCCTCGACCGTTCCGTCCCAAGTGTCCCTCAAATCATCAACAAGGTCCGCGTCCTCGCCAAAATCAGCGTCCGCCACCATCTTTTCCGGCTTCTTGCCGATCACATGGCCGCGTGTCGGCGAGGCCTTCTGGTCTTTCTCCCAGCCGCGAGCCTTGGCCTGAGCGTCAAACTCGTCGCAAATGGCACGGGCCGCTGGCAGGTCTATCTCGTTGAGGTCGAAATTGGCGTCGTTGTTAAGCGGGTTATCCCCTGTTGGCCACGTGAAGGGCTGTCCGGTACCGGGGTGGATGCCAAAGGCCACGAATTGCTGACCGTGGCCCAAGATCTCCACAGCACATCGCTCGCCTTCGTCGTTGATCCAAGTGTGAGATTTCACCTTTGCAAAGGGTTTTTCGGCCCGGTAGACCAGTAGCTTCTTCGGGGCACGTCCGATCCGCAGCGGCGCTTGGCCAAGCAGATCAATAACGAACTCCGCCATCTGGTCAGAGAGCTCGCTGTCCAGGACATCGATATCAACCGCAGGTGTGCGTGTCGTGTTTATCCCTATTCCGCAGTGCTGGCGTGACCGTGCCCACTTGGTGATGTCGTCGGCCGTTGCGGTATGTTCCTGCCAGCCTTTCAGTGCGGGTGCTTTACCGGGACTGGAATGGTCTTTGGCGTCGTGGGGGACTATCGGGAGGATGTTGAACCCGTTTTCTATCAGGGTTTTCCCATACTCTTTGAAATTGTTCGCCATCTGTGTCTCCAGCGTGGAGTATGCGCAGTTGCCGACCAGCCCTATCAGGGCTACTATCGACTCCGTGCATGCCACATGTGTGTTTTAGCGGGCCTCGAGTTTTTCTCAGAGGCCCTTTTTTTCAGGTTGTTTTCTTGCGCGCATCCAATCAAAACCGGCCTTCCGTGCCCACTCCACGATATCGACCTCATACCAGCGAATGACCCTGCAGCCGAGTTTGATCGGCTCGGGGAACGTCGGCAGGTTTGGCACTTGCCCATTCCGCCAAGCGTGCAACGTCTGCCGGCTGATCCCTATCGTTTCGCAAATCTCCACGGCAGACACGAGTCGGCCACCTGTTTTTTTCATAACCTTGCCTTTTTAGCGGATAGTCTGAGTTGGTAAAGTACACCAAGCGCTTCGGTGTGGCAACTGGAAGGGGTGTTATGTGTCACGTTATGTCCTAAAACATTGAAGCACGCCGATGACGTGCTTCGTTTTTGAGATAGACGTTTTGCTGCGATTTGCAGGATTTTGTAGCACGTCACAGCCCCGTTATCCCGAACCGATCAACCGAGATCGCCAAATGAGAATACGTGGAAGCGTGTTTTTGCACATGAGCTGCAATCCGGGTCAACTGCCTTGTGGAGGCTGAGTTTCTACGCCTCCATTTGAAATCACCGTAAGTATCTGTTTTTTAACAGGTTTTGGCGTTTCTCATGGGGTGCATGGAGGCAAGGAGGCACAAAAGTTCACACCCCCGTAATATTATACTACAACCTAATTAGTAATAATTATCAATAAGACTGCTACCGTAGTCTTTCTTCAAATAGTCTGCCTCCAATATCTCCAATACACTCTCTATTATAAATATATCCTTATATAACAATACTTTAGATAGATAATAGATTGGTTTAATAGGGAGGCTAATAGGGAGGCTTTGGTGGAGGCTTCAATTTTCTCAGTCTCCATGCCCATGGCGACCCTAGAAACCAACAATGGCCGGGCGCACCGCAATGCTGATCTGCACGAAAACTGGCAGAGGGGCTATGGCGGATCCGGTAGCAAGTGTCACCCCGCGAGTCTTCGCCCTCCCATCATCCGGATTTCCAGGGGAGGGACCCGTAACCCCTTGATACATAAGTAGTTTCTCATCGGTCGCCCCGACACACGGAGGCAGGAGAGGCAAGGGAGGCAGACATTAACACAAACAATCCGTAACTCATCCAAACGAGAGCAACTATCACACAGCTATGCCCCTATTGATGCGGATCCGCAACGCTGTTACAGCACCATACAGACGCAATGCCACCCCGATACGCGCCCGCGATCCATGCACGTCAGTTGTCCAGGTAAAGCAGGCACAACGGATCGGCGGGCCAGCGCACCGCAAAGGGCACGACAGATAGGGATGGCAGGGACAGATAGGGATGGCAGGGACAGATAGGGATGGCAGGGACAGATAGGGATGGCA